GATCAGTCAAAGCATTAACAGAAACAGGCTTTTGAGCAGAGAAAGCAGAAACAAAACCAACGCACAAATTCAGCAGCGCATTAGCGTGCTGGATGATGGATTAGTTGAGCCATGGAAAAGTGCGGTGCCTGAATACAAGCCTCCAGCGATAGCGCTATCTGGGGGAGTAAGTCAATTTTCGTTCTGTCTTTTTGTTGAAGAAACTCTTTTTGATGGAATCAACTCAGGAACTCTTTTTAATGGAATCAACCGCTTTTCTGTTTTTTCAAAAAGATTCTCAAGCGTTTATCCTTCTGTGTTTTATAATTTATGGTATCCTAATCCGATTGACCCAACTCAAGTAACATATCAATATGATTCGCAGATTGATTACATTAAAAATGTAAATATCACTCAATCACCAAAAGAAGCTTTTTTTTCTTTCGAGCTTGATTATACCGAGACTTCATACAGGGCTGGTAATCCATTGGAAATACCCGTTGATCCCTTGGCCGGCGGAATACTTCCCTCAGATGCGCCGCCTATTGCATCAGGATTTAATCTGTGGGTCATTATTGGGCTACATTCAAATAAAGAAAAAAGTTGTTTTGCGTATGAAATGGTTGACTTCTTGGATGGAGATTACTTCCTGGGCGATGTTTACCCAAACTTGTTTCTAGGCGAAGGCGATATTGATTCATGGATATTAGGACGCGATTTTGGTTTTACGGCAAATCCGTCTAATCTTCCGCCAAAGCTGCAAGAGATTGAATCAACAGGAAGACGATATGTAAGGCGTCGATTTGAAGATGACCTTAGAAGTTCTAGTGAAATATCTAAATTTTTTGAGATTACATCATTTCAGGCGTTATTTACACTTTCCGCTGGCCTTTATAGACGTAATTCTGCGCAAGATAAGTGGATACTTGAGCCAAGGCTTAATAATTTTTACAGAAAATACACTTATTTTGTTACGACAAAAGACTATGGACCAATCATCTGATCAATTGCGCTCCGAGCAAGCGACCGAAATGTCTGCCTTGATTGCGCTTGCGAATCGAGCCAAGCTAAAAAAAAGAGAGGACGAAAACCGCATTATTGCCGAAGCAGTAAGGCAAGCCAAGCTATAGCAATCGGGAAAAATAGATCTGCAACCTATACCGGCTGAGCGATTCACCGGTTTCCCATGAAAAAATCTTGGCTCAACAAGCTCCCGTTTGCCGAGGATCTGCCTTTTTTCTCTGTTGACACGGATCAGGATGAACAATCGGACGGAGGAGGTGGCGATTCGGACAATGACGCCATTGATCCCGTTGAGACCGATGAAGACGATCAAGAGCTTGGCACTGAGGGCCAGAAGGCTCTTAAGCGCGAACGGCGAACGCGAAAGGAACGCGAACGTGAGTTAGCTCAACTCAAGGAACAGCTTAAAGCTGTTGCAGAAATCAATCCTGAATTATACAAACAAACACAACAGCGTGCGGACGAGCTTCAACGAGCACTTACCGAAAAGGAGCGTGAAACTGCAGAGGCAACAAAACGGATTCGCGAAAAGGCCGATCTTGAGGTTCGCACTGCAAGGCAAGCCGCCGAAGCTGCCAAGAGAGAGCGCACTGACCTGCTGACCAGATCTAAGGCGCAGGAAATTTTCCGACTCAACAAGGGCCTTGAGGAGGTTGATTCCGAGTTGGGCCTCACATCATTTGAGGCCTATTGGCGCGTGCATGGTCAACACCACTTCAGGTGGGATGACAAGATTAATGATCTTGTCGTCATTGATCGCGATGGAGATCCGATCACGGAAGATGGCAGGCCCGTTGATCCGGTCAAGTGGCTCGACTCCGTAGCCGACAAGTCTCCTGTTGTCGCGCAGTATTTCAAATCCAAAGCCGGAGAAGGTAGCGGCGGAATTCAGGGGGCACGCAATGTGCGCACTGTGACGACAAAGAGCGTGGAGGATTTGAAGAAAATCCGTCCGAGTGATTTGTTAGACATGCACTACAGCGGTCGATAATAACTATTGACCGGGAAAACTGCGGATAGGTTAGGCGCGATGCCAAATCTATCCGCTTTTTGATGCGACATCAGAGAGCTTTTGTGATTGCAGTATTCAATGGCGCGATGCCAGCGAAGATCGCAATTTTCGCAACTGGCAACCCTCTCGCTACTTGTAACCAATGTCTTCCACTACTCTTTGGTCTCATTTTGAGGCCCGCGCTGAACTTGGCGCTCCAGCGCTTGAGCTTGCTGCATTGCAAATCCTGCGCAATGGTCCATTGTCTGGTCTCATCCCATGGGTAGATATTCCTGGGATGACGTATAACTTTGCGCTGCAAGATGAGCTGCCCAAGGTTAAGGCTCGCCTCTTTGATGAAGCAAGCGAGCGTGGACAGGGCAACACTGTGAAAGGTGCGCAAAATGTGCACATTTACAGCCATGATATTCGCACTGACTCCTCGAAGCTGGCACTGATGGGCCAAAGCACGCATAATCGACAGGTTGTGGCTGCTGTTCAGTCGTTGCGACTGGCCATTGAAAGCGACTTCTTGAACGGCAATGATGCCTTAAGTGGTGGTCGCGAAATGGATGGGATTCGGAAGCAAATTCCGAGTTCTCAACAGCTCGTCAATGCTAGCGGTGGCGCTGGTCTTAAGCTCAGCAAGTTGGATGAATTGATCGCCGAAGTAGACGGTCCCAATGATGAGAAGGTACTCATCCTTCCCAAAAAATTGAAGACCAAATTCGGCGCCGCAGTTCGCAACATTGGCGTAAGCGGTTTGTACATTCAGGGTATTGATCAGCTTGGCCGATCTGCTCAAATGTATGACGGCGTGCCATTGATTGAGACTGATGTGCGGGATGACAACCTGCCGATTCAGCCCTTCACTGAATCTAACAGTACGACCACAATTTATTGTGTTCGGATGGGCGAAGGTTTCACTAGCGGCATTCAGGGGCCTGTCTACAGCGAAAGCGGCGAGCTTACTACTGGGCTGGTGATTTACGACCTTCCAGAGTCGTTTAATACCGCAACTCGCGCTACTCGCTTTACGTGGCACTGTGGCGCTGTTGTTGAGGATCCCAACTCGATTGCTTCCTTGTCTGGTATCACATTGGCGGATATTACCGCCTGATTGTGATCGTTAAACCACCCTATCCGAGGTAACTATGTCCCGCCCTACCGGCATCTTTCTTCAAAGGCCTTACCTTCGCAGCCGTGAAAACATTCTGTTTGGGGCTGTTCGTGATGGCGAAGGTGTTGCAGCCGAAACTCGCACTGGCGCCGCGCGCTTGCTGCAAGACAAGCTCAATGGCCAGCCTAACGCGCTCATCGTGGCTGTCGGTGCGTTGTCTAACGCATCTGGCGGATACTTCATCGAGGTGGCGCATGTTCCGATCGGTGGAGTGCTCGCTGATGCCAACCCTTCTGGGTATGTGCGCATCGGAAGCATTTCATTTGCCGGAACAAATCCATCTGAAGCAAGCTTCAACAAGGTTTCTCTGGAGGCTGCTGTGAAAGCCGCAGCGTCTCCTGCGCTAACCGTTGATCCTCGTGTTGTGGCCATCCGCCTTGTGGCCGGCACTGGCACGGGTGAGGGAGGCAATGGCCTTGCTGTTCCCGCTAACACCACTGGAGCCATGATTCACTATCAACCCGTTTGATATTGAACCGTCAACCGCTACAATGGGAGGAGAAATCCTCCCTTTTTTAGTATTTCTCACCGCCAATCATGACTCAATCATTTGCGTTCAATCCTCATGCTAGCCAAGAAGCTAACGAAAATTTTGTTAGGTTTTTGCACCAACAAAATGAGCAAGATGCACCTATTGAAGAGGAGAAAGAAGCAGAATCCAAGCCCGTGATCAATCTAAAGCCCAAACGCCAACGCGCTCGAAGCGATGAAGGTAAGTTTGCCGCTGATAATCCAGAAACACCACAAGATGAAGCATGGCAAGAATAATACGGGAAAACTAGATCAACAAGTGTAACGCCATGGCTTGGGTTACAACAACTTGGCAGATGGAGCAGGGCATAGATGCCTTGTTGCCGCTTCGTTTTTGGCAAGATACTGCCGAGACTCAGCCATGGCCTTTTATTGATTGGGATATAAATGCAACCGTAAGTGATACAAGAGGGCGTAATGTGTGGCCGGTCACAATAAGAGCAACCCCATCAAGTGGTGTGCTAGACTTAATCTTTCCTGAAGCTTTAGTTAATGCGCTTAAAACTAGCAGGACTTATCGTTTTGATTGCGGCGGTTGGCCACCCGGATCCACCGCCGCCGATGACCACACCATTGCAACAGGCCCGGTCGTCGTGGCCCTACGCACCAGCAGGAGGGACCCATGAGCTGCCCGGCGGTGGTGAATGTTGCGATCCCCGGCCCGCCTGGGGTGGGACTGCCATCGGGAGTTGGGATGGCAGAATATGCGGTTGTAAAGGATGGCAATACGCCTTATCTGTATAAATTAGTCGAACTAGAACAAGTAGGCCTTCCTCAAGCGCTTGGCATCGCAGCATCGCCTACATTTGCTGGGCTAACGCTATCTGGCTTTGCCTCTGGTGCGGTTGGTATTGTAACATCTGGCACCAACGGTCAACTTGCTAGAGTATCTATTGGCGCTGGATTATCTATTGTAAATGGTGTGCTAGTTGCATCTGGAAGCGCAGGCACTAATCTGTCTTACGATCCGTCTACGCGGCTACTTTCGAGTAGCACGGGTGATGATGTAACCTTGCCGCTGGCAACAACTTTGGCGGCTGGATTGCAATCCAGCGCTGACAAGATCAAGCTTGATTCTATAACAGTAGATACAGCAACAAAAACTATTGAGCGCGTTAGAAATACAACCGGGGTTGAAATACCAAAAGGCGCTGTTGTTAGAATTCCATCGCCTGGCTCATCTGGAACTACGCTGCTAGTCGCGCTAGCCGATGCGTCAGACGAGTTAACAGCGGCCAACACCTATGGAATTGCTCAGGCTGCAATTCCCCATAATTCAGATGGTATCGTGCAAACGTCAGGCACGCTCAGTGGAGTTAACACTGATCACCTTGTAGAGGGTGAGCTTGTATTTTTGTCTGAAGTTGCAGGACAAACAACTAGCACAAGACCAACACAGCCTGCGCATGGCGTTATTCTTGGATGGTGCATTAAAAAAGGACCGGGAACAAGCGGCATTCTTGCTATAAAGGTTGCTAATGGCCCGGAGTTGTACGAACTTCATGATGTATTGATTGCCGGCAATCCGCCTGCCGTAGGCGCTCCTAGGCCAGTGCTAGCGCGTCATTCAGACGGCTTATGGCGCAATACACTGATCACGCCTGCTGATATTGGCGCTGCTGCAGTTGCCTCCACAGGATCATATAACGATCTAACGAACAAGCCTGATTTAAGCATCAAAGCCGATCTAGTTGGCGGAGTCATTCCCACTGCTCAGATCCCTGCGATTGCAATTAGCGATTACCTGGGAGCCGTTAATAGTCAGGCCGCAATGCTGGCGCTAACCGGTCAGCGTGGCGACTGGTGTCTACGCACTGATACCGGCAATGTTGGTCAGTGGATTTTAAGTGGTGATAATGCTTCGATCTTGGGAAATTGGGTTCAAATTCCCGTACCTATTGTACCTGTTCAAAGTGTAAATGGGCAGACTGGAATCATTGTTTTATCTGCGGCTGATGTTGGAGGCGTTTCCAGCACGGATGCACGCCTGTCGGACTCTAGGGAGTGGTCCGCAGAGACGGTGGGCCAGGCCGAGGCTGAGGCTCGATCGGCCACCACTCGCCGGGCTTGGACCGCTCAGCGCGTTGGCCAGGCCATTGCGGCATGGTGGACTGCTACCACCACCACCATTGGGCGGGCGGTGGCAACAGCAGCAAGCCAAGCCGATGCTCGGAATGCGATCGGCGCGGGGACCGGGAATTCCAACCTGGCGCTTGGCACCAGTGCACCACTAGGCCTAGCAGCAACGGCGGCGGTTGGCTCGTCTGAATTCGCTGCGCCGATTGATCACCAGCATCAGCGAGACGCGACAACTCTTATCATTCCTTTGACTTACGGTATAGCGCCAACAGGAAACTCTAGCGCACTTATTCTACCTTTTACACTTCCATTTTCTTACAATATCATCAGCGCTGCCTTAACGTGTGAGGCGGCTGCAACCACAAACCCAATCATTGTTAATGTAACTCTTGATAATGTGACCATATTTAGCACAAAGCCGCAGATCAATGTTGGTGGAACATCGACTGGAAACAGCCCTGTTCTATCAATAACATCCGGAACATTGGCAAACGTCTTGCGGATCTACATAGATCAAGCAAGTGGCGGCGGAACTTATCTGCAGTTGCATTTTACCTTCAGGAGGACTTCTTGAGATGGGCCAATTTATTATCGCCAACATTGAAACCCGCCAGGTCAAGCCCTGGCCCCGACTGGAGGGAGAGCCAATCGAAGGCCTTGTGCAACCTCCGTGGTACGAGCTGGAAGTGATCCAACAGCCCGTTCCCCCGCTTGCCGTGGGGGAGACTGCTGTGGCCACCGAAACGCTGGACTTCGAGAATGGCCAGCTGATCCACGGCTGGCAGATTGAGCAACTCCCGACGAATTATCAGGGGTTCTATGATGATCTTATTATAAGTCAAGCATATAGAAATGTTACAAACACGCCAAACAAATCAGGAGACTTGTCTTATGCAGCTTTGACCTTCTTAGCTGCGTTAAACGAGAACAAAAGTGGCAGGGAGAACGTAGAATCATTTCAAGCCGCCATCTGGTTGCTATTTAGCCATATTGCTCTTTCCGCTGAAGACATAACTGAGCTTCAGGGCCTGATGGTTCAACACAGGCTGGCCGACCTTTATACGCTAGAACCGCCGCAATGAGTGTTATTTTCCTCGCAAGAAATCCGGCAAGCTTTGTGCTTTATAGCGGCCCGGTACAGGATTACATTGATCGGGTTATTGCCGCCGACGTTGCGGCCGGAAATAATCTAGGGCTGGAGACTGCAGTAAGAGATGCTTATTCAAACTTCATCACCAGTTGCATCGACAATGGATCCTTGGGCACCAGTGGCGGAGTGCTCAGCCAGGCTAATAGCATCATTAAGGCCGCTCCGATCATGATGGGCGCACGCACAATCAGCGGCGCGATGGTGCCGCTTGTTGGTCCAACTCCGACACGAGGGGGAACAGCGGGAGGATGGGTCTACGACCGGAAGCTGGGCCTGCGAGGTAACGGAACAAACAATTTTCTTGATACACAGAGAGCAGGTAATGCGGACCCACAAAATAGCAAACATGTATCTTGTTATGTCACTTCTCCGGCAACTGGAAACACAACGCAAGTTTTTATAGGGGACATTTCAAGCACAGTGGAAGGCGCAAGTCTTATTTACAAAATCGGAGCCCTTGACGGCGGAAACGAAAATATAGCCATGATGGCTAACAGCCCTTTTCCCGCAATAACTAGCGCCCCCTCTGCCGCGTTTGGGACCGGTTTTCTTGGCATCAGCCGCAGCGGCGCCAACAACGCAAACGGTATTATTTATGGCGTTACCAGCGCTACAACATCAACACCATCATCAGCACCAACAGCAAGTAACATTGCAGTTTTTGCTAGAACCGTTACAGCTCCTGCAAGATTCTGCAATGCAACGATTAACTTTTATTCAATCGGCACCAATATAAACTTGACGCTATTAAATGCAAGTCTTGCAACGTTGACCGCCCAAATCGCGGCAGCCATTCCCTGACGGTGCCACCATGGAATCTACTAAACACATCACATCATTACCCAAGCAAATATAGCACACCACCATTGAGTCAACCACGGGAAAACTAAGGTAACACAGCCAGCGCTATGGCACCCGCGCCACAACAAGAGAATCAACTATGGCGCTTCATGAATCAGCCGCTAACGGCTGGTATAATACTGTTTCTTTTGAGTGTAATTTGCGCTGGATTGGTTAAAATTTCTAGCCAGTTAAATGAGCTAAGCGATAACCAAAGATTAGGGCTAATTGAAATCGGTGCACTAAAGCAAAGAGTTGATAGACTAGAGGCTAATGATAGGAGGCAAGAAAATGATATTGTACTGCTTAAATATCAAGTAAACACAAAATGAATAAAACACAAATTCAACTTTCCCTATGTGCTTGCGTATTGCTAAGCGCCGTAGGTGGATTTGGTAGTGTTTTTTGTGGCAACCAGCAATGTGTAGAGGCATGGAGGACTAGCGCGACAGGTGCATTGTCCGCTGCTGGGACACTTGCGACCTACCTGGCCAATCCCCCTGGCGAAGGTGATGACTAAGGGCGATCAATCACGACATAAGGGTGATTAATCACAATATAGGTTCTACCCTTAAAGTTCGGTCTTTCAAGATATTTTTGACTTGTTAATCTTTTAAGATGATCAGACGCAGTGTCGCTAATTCTTTGATTAAAGCTAAAGCCCAAAACATATTTAAGATAATTTTTAACATCAATAAACTTAAATTCACCGCCTACAGGAATTTGGTTTATATAATCACAAACATGATCATACACTTTACGAGACGTAACGCTAAGAGGTATAACACCTTGAATTGAATCAGCATTTGACTTGGTTAATGACTTAGATCGTTCCTGCGGAATAGAAGATTTTATTACTGCAGGCTTTTCTTGTTCAAGCGATTCGATCGCAATCTCGATATACGGAATTGCTTCTGCACTTTTATGGTCTTGAATGCGATCAAGTGCTTTTTGCAAAAGATCTGCAACAGAGTAATTCAGCGTAATCATGGGAGGTGATGAATGAAGAACAGAGCAATGCTTGTAGTGGCAAAAACTAAGCAATCATCGCTCCCCCTTGAGGCGTGCTTTCTGTTGATTGATCGTGCGCTTGTACCAACCCGGCAAGACTGCTGCCGATGGTGATACAGAATAACCAGGCCAGTAGTCAATCTGTAAAGACAAATGAACTTTGTTGACTGCAAGTCGATACAGCGACCTGCCATCACTTAATTGCTCATCAGTCATGTAATAACGACCGATAAACTCTGGTCCAATAGGATCCTTTTCGATAGCAACCCATTCAAATATGATTGGCAATATAATTAGCGAACCCTCAGCAAATCCCATAATTTTTTCTAGCGCAGTACGGCAGTGATACAGTGCATCATGGTAGAATGCTGATTGCACGATGTAACCGTACTTGGCAATCGCTAAACCAAAATGTGACTCACCTTCCCCTGCGTCTTGCGCTGTTTTTATATCACCAATCCAAAGGTGATCATCAAAAATACGCAATGAATCTATTCTTGCCTTGATTCGCCGCTTTGTTTGTGTATCAATATAGGTAAAGGTGATCTCATTAAGCATTCTATATTTTTCGGTCTTTTCGTATCTGTACTTTAAGATCGGATGTTGCCATAAGGCATTGGCATAAGCAAATCCCTTTGAGTAGTTGGCTTCTGATACAATCTCAGCCGTGGGCGGCAGATTGGTTTTCTCCCACTCAATCCACTGATCTTCGATTGCTTTATATTCTTTCCATGTTTCATAAGCTTTAGCAGGCTTGCCGCCTTTAGTCAGTCGATCAGGTTCTATGAGCTGCTTTTCTGTTGGCCTTTTTGGTAGATCAGGAGCCAATACATAACGTGAGGAAACCTCATCCCATTCGAGCACAAGCGCATGAGCGATATTGCCCTGGATGAAAGCGTCTCTTTCCTCCTGTTCTGGCCTATTGGGATCAATGCACTTTTTCCAGGCATGTGCTTCTGTTGAGCCGATGACTTCCTTGCATAAACTTGCATTAATACCCGGAAGATCATCATAAGCCTCACGCGGAAGCTTGCAAAAAACTTGAGGAGAGCTTGTTAGTTCAATGCCCCATTTTTGCTGCCATTCAGCTTCATTCATCAGCCATGCTCCTGAATTTGGTTGCAAGTGTTTCGAGCTTGCATACAACATCTTCTAATGATGTTGTTTCTTTTTTTTGCAGTTGAACAAGCTCATCAATCGCCTGTTCAATCGCATCGTTGATTTTGTCTTTTGGCATTTCTAGATAGCAAGGTTTGCAGGTAAATGATGCGCCTATCTTTTTGACGTATTAGGCCATGAAGTTTAGTTAGCTGTAGTCTATGTCTGCGATCATCAAGGGAAGGCCGGAAGAAATATCCGGCCACAAATCCAAATCCAAGCGCAGATGCTGACAACAGTGCTAACGCCAGTATTCTAGGCATTGGGGTCGTCAGGCTTGAAACTGCCGCAATTGATGTCAGTAAGTGCGCATTGATAGCCATAGCAAGCTCCTAGGCGAATTGCTTCATGCCAAGCGGCAAGGTTTTTGATGTTAGAATTAGGTACTTCTGGATCCATCTTTAGCGCAGCTTGCACCATGATAAATTCCAGCACTTCAGAAGGTACGTCTAATTCTTTCAAGGGAATAACGACTTCAATCATACCAGCTCCTGCTGAACGTCATCATCAGCCCCAGAATCGACCTGTAACTCGCTGATCTCTTCATCTGTGAGGATTTGAGGGCCATCGCCGCCAGAAGCGCAACCCATGTTCCATCTCTTAACTGATGTTTCATTGCCTAATCCGCCGATCACATCTCGGAAGTTGACGGCCGGGAGCGATTCTAGGCCGTCAATCTGAAAACAGGCGCAAACATCCATCTCAAAAGCCCTGGCACCAACAGCCGACAGACACTTTGACATGGCCGCATCTAATCGACTGCGCTGCTCCTCCGTCAGGGTGGCGTCAGAATCGGGAGCGGCACTAGAGGATGGTTGCAGCGTCGCTGGGGCCGCCGTGGGTGCTGCCTCAAGTATTGACGGCGCCGTGCCGCCTAGCGGCTGTGCGGCGGGCTCTGAAGAGTCGCCATCCGGCATTGTTTTTCCTGACATTTGTTGATAGCAACGCGACAAAAACTTTCGTGTTGCCTTGCCAATCAACTGATCAGCAGTGCTGTACTGATCAGATTTGACCGGAATAGTTGCCGCAAATGACACGGTTTTTTCTTGTATCCATGTAGCGGAACACTCTACAGTGACACCGCCAGTCGAAGACTTTGGAACTCCGATATTCAACTGAAAATCAGTGATTGGAGCTACTTTGATTAGTGCTTCAAATCCCTCTTTAGTGCAATAGAATCTGCCTGCGATGATATTAAATTGATTGCCGACCAACTGTAATCCGCGCAGCAATGCTTCAATAGCAGCTTCTTTTACGATCTCATACTCATAGGGAGTATTCGGCCTGTAGCTTCCGTCTCTATCTTTTTTCTTGATCTTTGGATCCCGGTCGGTTCTGAATCCGAGGGGCGAATCTTGCAGGGCAACAATTGCTGATCTGATTCCCGGATCATCGAAATATGTTCGCAGCGATTGAATTGCAATAGCAGACTTGAGAGCAGCCACAACACTTCCTGATGTAGCATCAGAATAAACTGCAGTGGCTTCAGTGGTAGCTGATTGCAAGCCATTTAAGGCGTTATCTGAGATAGATAGCGCACCGGCTTTTGGTTTGGGAGCTAAAGAACTTGTCATGCAAAATGAAGTAAACTGCCCTTTCGGGTGCTCTCATTTTACCGATACAGCAGCAATAAAGGGGCAGCATCTTAACAATGCTTAACCAATAAAAAAGGGGCCGAAGCCCCCCTCCGCCTGTTCTGGCGGCAATCTATCAGCCGTCGATCGGATCGGGAGCTTCGGTCTCCGAATCCTCATCGGTCGTGGGACAGGTGCCGTCAGGGCAGCCTTCCGGGGCCTGGCCCTGAGCAAGTGGCTTAAGCGTGAAGCCCTTTTTTCCCACGATGATCTCAAAGCTGTCGCCAGGATTAAAGCCGGCTTGGCGCGTATAAGCGCCGCCGATCATCAGGTTGCCATTAAATTGCACCTGAGTGCGGAATGTTAGCGATCGTCCGGGAGATTTTTTCTTCCCGCCGAGGGAAATACCCTTCGCCTCCAGCAAAGCCTCCAGAAAAGCATTCACCCTGGCTCGTTCGGTGCCATCGCCCTTTGTGGTCACATAGCCAGTCTGGCGAGCAATCTCAGTCTGGCCAAGGCCTTCATTTTCGAGCTTCTTCACTGCGGTCAACAGTTCAGATCCAGTCAATGCGCTCATGATAAAAAGTTGGGAGCGGACAATAGAATTATAGCACCGCACAAGCCATAGCGCTATTGTTTAGGCTTGCTTATATCTGATAGGCCAGGCTCGTCAGGGTCTTGGGCTGCCATGGCTTCAATGCGCTCAATTTCTTGAATGATCGGAAGCATTTCTTCCACAAAACACCAAAGATCTAAGCTGATCATCGCTGCAAAAAGCAAAGATAATCAGCTTAGAGCAAAAGATTTTATGTTGTGAGGTTAGTCGTTTTAATTTTTGCGTTTTTTCTGTGACTTGATTTGTTCTGGTAATACAAGACCTTTGATTTTGGCAATCCTTGCATTTAACCGTGCCCAATCTTCTAAATCTTTGAACTTAAAATGTCCAGTACCTTTTTTGAATAGCTTAAACTCAAAAAATCCCCAGTCATACAAGCCGCCTGGCGCAAGGCGATCAAATCCACATTCAGGTTTTTCCATTTCTTCATATTTTCGTCCGGTAATATAACAGAGCGCTTTGATCAAATCATCTACACTTCGACCCGCATCGCTATGGCGACTAAAGCAAACCCCTGCGCCCATGATATGAGGCGTGGCTGCATCAGGTATGATAAATTTTTGACCAAATAAATACTGTTCATTGGTTGCCCATCCCTCTACTTGCCAGCGATTATCTTTTATGTGTTTTGTTAAATTATCAAATACTGCTTCAATAGCTCGATCAATTCGCTGATCGGTGGTCCCCGCGATAATACATAGCATTCTAAATAAATTTCTCTCTGTAAATGGCACCTGCTCTTGTTGTTCAACAAATTTGTTTATATCACCCTGCAGTTGACTGGTAGCCTTTTCACGAGGCAGCATCTCAGCAATCACAGACTTCCAGAAGTCTTTTTGTAATTCCTTTCGGAATCGTGATCGCGAAGGCGCACATCCATCAAGAGTGATTTGAATTCCTAGCTCACCCTTGTAAATACCGCCTATTTGAGCCTGTAGTCGCACACCAGCTTCTAATTGTTGATCATAAATTTTGCAAGCCTCAACATATCTATTAACTAGATCCCTTGAGCGACGATAAGGGATAATCCCTTCTCCTTGCGCTTCTATTTCATCAGGCCCCAGAAAAAAACCTTCAAATTCATCGCCGCCAGAAGATCGCCGCCCAGGTTTTATTAAACGAACCATGCCAATCTCGCAACGAGTTGTGCGCTCGGCATTTTCAAATACTGGCCCTAAATTTAAGCGACTTCCATAATCATTGATTAGTACGCGCAGCTCTCGACAAGCGCGAAAATTATGACGACTTTCGTTAATTGTTGACCAGTTACATAGACTTACGATTTCACAACCGGGCGGCGCAATCTTCCAGGCGTGAAGAATATGATGCTCATCTGCGCTAAACGGCGGATTCATTGCGATCACATCCGCATGGCTAATCTGCTCTGCCTGAACCTGTAGCCAATCGCCGCCGATCAACTGGCAGCCAGGGATTGCCGCGAGGATGGCCCTTAGCCGTGGCTCAACTTCAGCCGCGAGCACGTCTGTAGCGCCGCGATCCATGGCTTCTTTCACCAGGTTGCCGCTACCTGCACTGGGCTCCACTACCGTGCGACCACGCAGATCCAGTGGATCTAGCATGGTGGCCGCTACTTCGGATGGCGTTGGGTAGAAGTCGGGGTTAAACATTGCTGATCAAGGCACCAAAACTAGAATTAATTAGCCTTCCTTATCCTAACAGATTGACTTGCAATCACCCATCGACAATTGGCCATCCAAGCGTGCCTAGCGTCACTATTAAACAAAAAAACAACTCCTACGTTGATTGTTAAAACTTTATTGCTTGCAAAAAGGAAGCAGTTATCAATAGTTGTAATAGTCCGTGTTATGTTTTGCTTTGCAACAAGCACACCTAGCGAAAGGCCAAAGCTATTATCATAATGTGGCTCTACAGATCCAGCGCCATAGATATAACAAGAAGGATAGCAAAACTTGCTATTTTTGCGCTTAAATTCAAAACCATGTAGATTGCATATTTTACGCAAACTATCTAAAATTAAATCATTTTCTTCTGGATAAGCAGTATGAACACTTCCTAAATAGTATTGCGTAGCTTGCTTTAGTAGAGTTTTATGAAAACTGTTTGTTTTAATTGTCATGTGACGTAGGACACGCGGCTTGCGACTCGAAGGCGAGCTGTCAATCATTGTGTAGTTCATTTGATTGCTTTTTTCAATGTAACACCTTGACCCACAAGTAGCCATCTACAATTGGCGACCCAAGTATGTTCTATATTAGTATTAAGCAGAAAAACATCTCCTTCTTGAACGATGATATGTCTTCCTTGTGCAAGTAGGGTGCAACTGTTAACTTCGTCGCCAGACTGAAAATTCTTTGACAAGTCTTTCGTTGAAACAAGTGCATTTATAGTCCATCCAAGCCCGGTATCTTCATGCGGAGTAATCGAGCCTGCCCCGCAAAGATAAAAAGGGTTTGAGTAGCCGCCAACGCGATCCCTGAGCTTAGGCGTACACTCATTTAGTTCACATATTGCTTGCAGCTCAATTAAGATTGGATCTTCGCGTGATATTGGCTCAGGCCACGCAAAACCCAATCCGTATCGCGTGCTTTCTCTTAGCATTTTCCTGTGATAGCTCGTTTCATTTATATCAATACTGCCTAGAACTTGTAGATTGCGTTTTGGATGATGAGTCATTAAAAAAAATGCAATGAAAAAGCAAAAGGGTTAGAGTTTGATGTCTATTGGGATTTGTGGTCAACAGCAGCACTTGAACGATCTGGCTTTATAACCGACTGCGTTGCAATTAGCCATTTTCTGTTAGACATCCAAGCGTGATAAATACTTGGATCAAAGATAAAAACGTCACCAATCTCAAGCTCAATAAATTCGCCTTCGGTTATCAAGGCGCAAGGGTAATTATGGACATAGGAGTCTTGCAAAAGCTCCGATAGATTTTCAACACCAACAAGCACGCAAACTTCTAGGATACTTCCGAGGTGATCTTTGTGCAAAAATACAGATCCTGCGCCATACACAAACTGATTGCTGTTAGGTTTGTTTTCAACGTCAAGACCATGGGCTTTGCATATCAGTCGAAGGCCTTGAACAATTGCATTGTTTGCGCCTGCTGTATCAACATTTCCAAGTGTTGCTCGATTAAGCAACTGTTTTTCATAAATGCCACAGGAGACTTCAAAATGATCAATTGAACGAGCCGTAGCAATTAGATCATCAGAATAACTTGTAATTCCGTTGATGCGACTCATGTTCTAACAGTTGAGAGGACTTGCTGATAAAGAGACTAATCTAGCGACTCTAAAAACAAGCGTGATTCATTATCGCAATATCCACCTTCGTTGTCCTCTATTGTTATTGCATAGGTTTCGTAAGCACATACAACCATGTCACCGCAGAATCCATACCTTGCCGACAAATACTCAACGAGTTGTTGAGCTTTTTTAAGTGCTTGATTCATTGGCATTGCTATTAACTGATTGAGGCGATCTTCTGTTTTCATTGGTAGTCACCAGGGATGATAGGGATGATGTTGAAGGGGCCGCCGCAGGAGCGGCCCCACTGAAATCAGGCGGCCACTACCTCCAGCAAAGCCCGCTTAGGCGCCCGCTTGGCTGGGCGGGGGCGCTTCGGGCCTGGAGCGGCAGGAGCAGGAGGGGCCGCTACGGCGGCCTTTTTGGCGTAGGTGCGTGGTTTGCGGACTGGGGCGGGGGCAGGGGCGATCATGATGGGATCAGGAGTGACGGTGGGTACTGGTGCTGGTGCTGGTGCTGGCGCTGGCGCTGGCGCTGGCGCTGGCGCAACCCCCAGAACTGCAACCCACCAGGCGGCGAGTTGATCGTTTCTGGTGTCGATCGCAATGCGCAGCTCACCGCCCAGCCAGTAGACCAGTTCAGCGGTGGTGATCGCGAGAGCAATCAGGGGTGTGATGACGCGGGCTGCAGTTTCCAGATTGCGGCCAATGTTGGCGGAGGAAAAATCAGATGGTTTCATGGCGGAAAAGGGTGTGGTTTGAGTGGATGGTGGCCGGGGCCATCTCAGGGCCTCGCCGGCTGCTGAGGCTGTCTCTGTCGCCTCATGTGCCAATCATAGGGTGCGTTGCCGCCAGGGGGGCGGATCTGTAACAATCTGTTGTAATTGACCTGAGGCATGAAAAAGCCCCGAACCTGCGGGGCTGTCGTCAACGAGCTGTCGCTATTTGGCGCGGCGATGATCAAGCGCGTGCATTTCCCATCGCTCGGCATACTCATAAACTCGCTGGAGCATCTGCAGTGCTTCATCACGCTCATTGCGAGCCCGTTGCCATGCGTCGGAACGCTGAGGATAAAAATCCCTTGCATTGCAGGTTGCTGCAACTAAAGCATCAGAGGCTTGGCTAACGGCCTTGCGCACTGCGCGATACTCAGTATATAGGCTATCTGCATCGGTTCCGTTCAGGTGGATTGTTGGAAGGGTGGTCATGGCTTGCAAGTGAGAAGGTTTGAGCGAAAGGTGGTCAAAATAAGTCAACCAAAAGAGGCCAGTTGGGCATGGAAGGGTCGTAGACCGCTTCAAGAGCCGGCTTAAGGCGCTCCGTTGTGACGCAAAACACGCCACCACCAGGGGTGGGCCAGTCGTGATAGTTCCACCCAACGGAAGTTTGAGCAAGAATCTCTTGGACGGTAGGGGTGGTCATGGCTTGCACAATAGAAGAGGTAGACCGAGGAGAATTCAAGGGTGAAGCTTGTTGTGGTTGAGCTGTAGCCAAAAAAGGAGCCAAAAAATCCTTGATGTAATCAACCGACTCGCCTTTCGAGGCGAATTGACTGTTAAAAGCCCAATGATATTGCATTAAGCCCTCAAAGGGCTTGTAATCATCTTCGCGATGAATTATCACGATCAATGTCTCAAATCCTCTTTGACACTGAAAAATTGTGTCTCCGCTTTTTAGCCAATTGTATCTATACGCCGTAAAGGCGGGATGCCATTGAAAAAGATCAATGCACCAGCCAGCCGATGCAAGAAGGTCTTGAGCCCTTTGAATTCTATAGGAAGTGAAAGCGTCGGTCATGATAGAAGCGCAATTGAGTGCCGGTCGGATCTCTCCTCCCGATGCACTGATCATAAGACGCAAGGCCAGCGCACGGGATTAACCTGTCGCAATTCGTCACAAAGCCCACTCAATGCGCTAAACTGCTTAGGCCGATACCAAATGGCCATGACTGACTCCCTGCCGTTCGACGCCACCGACACCCCTGATCTGACTGATGATCGCGTGTCTGATGTGATGACACAACTTGATGAATGTGAATTTTCGGCGGATGAATATCACAAGCTTGTGGAAACAATTCTGATGTCTTTGGCTGTTAGCTATGAAGACTCTGTTTCTCAAGAAATGGAGCGCGAGGAAGTTATGTTTTTAACTTCAATGGCAACACGGTTTCAAGGCGCTTATGAATTGATTCATATTGGAGATGACGACGAAGACGATGAAGATGGCGACAATGATGACGATTTTGAAGATGATGATTGATTGCATCTAGCCAATTCGCAAGACAAGGCTGATAATTGTCAGCCTTTTTTATCGCTTGGGCATATATGAGTGAAGTTGGTTAATTAATGTCTTTAAGTCATCTTCTGAAAGCGTATCAACAGAATGACCAACTTGTTGCAGCCTGAATCTAGCAGCAACTTGCAATCGCCTCATTTGAATAGCTTTTTCAATTTCTTGCTTTTCTTCTTCGGTTGGAATCCACGCAAAAACATGACTCCATGGATCACGACTGCTTCCTCTTAATTCACCATTTGACTTATTAAATACATGCTTTTCTGTAGCAAACGTTGCCTTGGTTACTTTTGTAACCTCAAGAAGCATGATTGAAGTGCGATCAGTAACAGCAATAATGTCGCCGATTTTTATGTTTTGAAAGTTTTGGTTTTTCGTTGATTGAAGTAAATTCATGGAAATAGAAAGGGCTAAACTGCTTACCCTTTCTTGGATCATAGCGCAGAGCAAAACAACCAGCGCCGTGCTGATGTAAAACTTTACAATTGTAATTGCGTCAAAACACAAAAAAGCCCGGACTTGCCGGGCTTGATTACAATTGCGTGAGCTGATCAATTCACCCCACATAACTGCAGAGCGCTGGCCCTGGCTCGTTCGACCACGCGGCTACCCTGCCCCCAGGTGGCAGATTGAAAGCGGGTGGACAGCTTGCCATCGCGCAAGCTGGTTTCGACTTCCGTCACAGCGTTATATCCGCCCCATACGGTATTCTGAACGCCATCAAAATGTGTCCCATATCCACCAGCATAAGCATTACGCAGTTTTTCCCACTTGCGAGGAGAATCTTCAATCGTGCCATGCCTGATACCTTCAGGAGTTGCAACAGATGGCAAGTTATAAAGATGACCAAGCCATGTTTTATAACTTTCAAAATCCATTGGTGTTTCCGCCATGCGCTTATATTCTTCTACGTGCTTACCAAATGTTTGACGAGCAACGTCGATATTGCGCATAATTTCATCAATTTGTGCAATACCAATTTTTGTATGATTGACGGAAAACTGCTTGCCAGTTCGTGCGCCATCTGCCTGGGCAAAGCCTAAAGTATTTTGACAAACAACACGAATATCTGTAAACATTCCGCCAAATGATGTCATTCCATCATGGCCAAGATAACCAACAAAATTACGATGAATTTTGTCACCTTCAACAATACTTGCATCAGTACCAAGAATTTTGCCGGTAAAGGCAATCTTGGCGCCTTTTTTAAGTACAACCACCGTATCCATAATGATGTCATCACGAAGCATTTCAGCCAATTGGCATAATGTTTCGTTTTGGATCAATTCATACTGCGGCGAAACAGTGCCCAAAACTTCATTATTGTCCATACGACAAACAGCAACACGTTGGTCAATTTGCTGATAAACGTCTTCGTTCTTAACAAATAGCGGACGCTTTTCGACTTCAAACAATGCGCCAGCGCGAGTGAAAGCCTCGCGAGCCGGCAAAGTGCCTTCAATGACTTCGCCGAGACCGTGCCAGGCACGCTCGCCATTCATCATGATGCCGGAGTGAAAGTTGTGAGCCATGGTCGTGGGGATAGGGTTTGCGTCGGGCTTTGTCCGCCTGACTCCCGAATCATATGCGCAGGATGCGACGGGATGGGTGGCCCTGTAACACTCTGTTGTAATCCCCTACCAGTCTCCGATCTCATGGCACAGGCAATCCGCTTTCCAAGCGATCAAGAACGGCAGGATCTACATAGAAAACCTCCCCTCCTTTGTACAGACACGCTTGTCCAGGGCGTGGGCCTGGTTGGATCGGGGGAATCAACCGCTCTGCGTCTGCGAGCTGCCTTAAAAATTCTTCAGGGCTAATGCCGCGTGAGGGGTTCATGGGTTGGCGTTTGGCGTTGGTGGGGTCAGTCATTGGCATTCTCCTTTTCGTTCTCAAAACGATTCAAAGCTACAAAAAGATACTCAGGTATTTCTTCCCACCAACAATTGTCGTAATTCTCAATGCCCCAGTAAAAACGACCGCCTTCTTGTTTTACCTCAAGGTTGCCATAGTAGTTGCCAATAGTCCCAACTTTTCTTATGTTAGCCATCGGCCTGCTTCTTGCCTGCCAGTGCGTCACACACGGCCTGCTGATTGGCCGCCACAGCAAGAAGCTCACGCCGGATCTTGCGGCGCTCGCCCTGGCGCTGGTGATGCGCATCAGCATAAAAGGCCGGAAGATTCTCCTCTTCAGGGAGAACCGCGTCTACCACCAGGCGTATCAGGGGCGCGTAATCGACGGGGGCGGGGGTGGTCATGAGGGGGCGTGGCGGATTAAAGTGTTGTTGAGTTAAGAAGAATCATTACAACCGCTAAAGACAGTAATTTTATCGGAGGCTGATTTGTGCTTCCATGTAAAATCCAATTAAGAATAAACATGGAAATACAAAAGGCGGCAAGTGATTTTAGCAGCCAACTAAGAATCCTGAGGAATTTAAGAAAATCCATAGTGCGGTGGGGTGGTGTGGTGAATAGATAGCGCATTCTGCGCAGCATCAGCGGCAAGAGAAACGCGCCGATAAGCAGGGCTCCAGCCCCCGCGGCTTCGGATGTGATCTGCGGCTTCGATTAGGGCAAAGTGAGCGGCTTGCAGGGCTTTTCTTAGATCGGCGGCGGTTGCGTTGGCTGCCATTGGGAAGATGCGGTGGGGTAGGGTGGGGTGGGGTGATGTGGCGCCATCACAGATGTCACCAGTATTCATCTCGCTCTCTAAACCAGCGCTTAACATGACGTTGAATGCGACGGCACTTTTCCTGGCCCTTTCCTGCTACCAGGGGAGGATTGCAAGACTCAGGGCTAAACCTATGACACGAGCCAAGCGGAACCGGATGAATTGACGGCCAGTCAATCCATGGCCAAGCCATAGTTCTTGCAAAGGATTGGGCGGCAGATTGACAGGCAAAAAGATAATCGGCGTGTTCTGTTTCAACAACGTAAATAGGCTTGATCATTAGAGGATGTGCGGTGGCGTGATGTGAGCCGTCGGAATAGGCCCGGCGGATGATAATCAAGAATGCCAAAAGTCAAGGCTTTCTTCGTCTTGATACCCTTTTCTAAAAGTTCCGGGGGGCAGTGGAAAAATAATCCCCCAAAAACCTTTGTTATAGTCTGAGCGCGTTACTACAAATACTTCTATTTTTTCATCTTCAAGATCTGGAAAATCTTGCTTGGCTTGTGCCGCTAATTTGTTAATAAAAACTATATCATGTCGATAGCTGTTAAAAGACATAATAATTCCTTCGCAGCTAGACCGATTGTGAAGAATTCGCTTGTCGTAAGCCATGATCTTGGGTGTGTGGGGTGGCGTGATGTGAGCCGTTGGAATAGGCCCGGCGGATGGTGGTGTCAGGAATTAACGAATACTGGCCGCTCGCAATTTTCAACGGCCCAGCGTAGCCAATAGGCCAGCCATTCGCCACGGCACAAATTGGGGTCATAGCGAGGATCATCAACGTAGTCATCAGGGTTATACCAGTTGATGTCATTTTTCTCGATACCCTCTTTCAATGGCGCATACTGAGCGATATGATCTGGATGCTTTGCTTTGTAAGCGGCAAGACGGCGCTCAACTTCTTCAACATGCTCAATGGTAATCGGCGCCGCTCTTGAGTATTCAGACATTAACGGATACCGCGTATTTCCATTGATTTCTGTTTCATCTGATCCACCGTTTTTGCTGTCAAACATGATATGCAGCAAGCCAAGGCTTTTCATGCTTTTGTGCCAACCCTTATAAGATGGCCATCTTTGATTTTCGCAGTCAGTCGGTTCGCCATAGGCTGGAGCATCATCGTGCCTGACTAATTTGCAATTAATTTCTACAGATTCTTCATTGTAATCTATTGATGCTTCTCCGATTCGCAAGTTGTGTCCCATGGGTGCGTGCGCAATGGAATAGTGTGCCGAGAATGCCGACAATCTGGCAGGCTCTCGGCGGGCCAGGGCCTAAGCCCGGAGGAGGCGGTTGCCTCCCAATGCACACACCCTAACCCCTGCCATCGTGATCTGCGCTGATCCCGTCAAGCATTTCACAATCTGTAACAATTGCCAGGCATGTTTCAAATTGCAACAGCATAACCACAAGCGGCGCACATGTGCCATATAATGATTTTCGAGGGGGAGACACCTCGCAAAACATAGTCCTCCGGTAACAGCTCACACGGCCGGATACCAATCGAGAGCAACATGGCCTGAATAAGCCTCTATTGCTGGTTGGGCCGGCATTAAATTTTTGTTATGATTTTGAAGTAATTTGTGATGCCTCTCCACGCTTCGCCATGCGATCATAAAGAATTACATTAACAGTTGCAGCTAAATTCATGCAATAATGTGTAGGAACATATATTATATCCTGGCACCATTCAATGGTTTTGATTCCCAGTGTGCTATCTTCCGGGCCAAAAATATAAAACGCACGCTCAGGGTGAGTGTATTCAGGTAATGGTGTTGCGCCATCAATTAAATCAACCGCTACAGGCACAGCGCCATAAGGTACAACATCGCGCAGATCAGTGCATTCAATTAGTGGTGTATGGCGATGCTGTTTTTGTGTATCTACACAAGAAGGGCTAAACCTTTTGCCGGATATACATATAAGCGATGCACCATAACAACCTGCGGCACGCAATACACTACCTACATTAGCTGCTGTTTTAGGCTGATGAAGACCAATCGCAGCATAACCACGATGAAGGTTTGTGATCATTAGTTGAAGCGTTAAAAATGCAATCTACAGTGATCAGCGCTTTGCCGGCAAAATCCGTAACACATCGTTACGCTGCGCATTGCAGTGATCTGTTACAATAGAACACGAGTCACAGCACTAGCCACTCAGAACCCTGCCTTCTCCCTTATGGATCCACGTTTTCGCGTTGAAATCATCGCTCAAACGCCTAATCCCCAGCAGTGCATGTATGCCGCAATGCATCAGGATTATAGTGAAGGTTTTGTGTATGATGAGCGTGATAAATGGCCGGATGAAACTAAAGCTGGGGAGATCTGTGTTAAGCGATTATTGAATGGAGAACGTGGGCATTATGGAATACTGGAGCATCAGCAAATTATCCTTAATTGTGGGTACTTTCCCCATTCCGTAATGCAGCAAGCTCGGACACACAGGGTAGGCGTAAGTATGGATTGTCAGTCGATGCGTTATACTGGAGATCGTATCTGCAGAGCTGCTAGTGGCGAATTACATCTTGAAGATGTATTCTATTTGCGGCCATTGGGTCATTATACTGACCGTCAAGGCAAAAAATATGAATACACACACAATCAGCGCGGAGAAGATCTTCATATCTGCAGCGTCGCTGCTGAACGCTATCGCAACCTAATCGAAGCCGGATACGCTGAAGAACACGCACGCGGAATCCTTCCCTTTGATTATAGGCAGCACTTTGTAGTTAGCTTTAATGCGCGATCATTTATGCACTTCCTTGATTTGCGTGCAAAATTAGATGCTCAGCTAGAAATCAGACAGCTTTGTGATCTGATGTGGCCGCATTTCAAGGCTTGGGTGCCGCAAATTGCGGAATGGTATGAAAAGGCGCGATTGCATAAGGCACGGTTGGCGCCATAAGGATTGTTTCAATTTGTAACCGCTTAGGTGATGGCGTGCAAGGCAGGCTTATGATTGCGTGTGAAGGGCGGCACAGATTTATGGCTGCCTTCTTTTGAAAAGCATCATGAATTCACAAGCCTTAAAAAAAGGAATCATTTGCTGGGTTTCTACCGTAACCGGCAAGACTGGGCATGGTAAACCGCTATCTCTTGAGGATGCCAATCGCCTGGCTCGCCAAGCCAACGCAAAAAATCCCCTAATTATTTACACAGTCAAAGAGGTGCAATGACAACTCACAAATTTAGCAACATGACTCACGCTATGCCATCAGAATTGCGTCGATTTGTTGATTTTCTTGCCGCCAACCCATCACCAGTTGATGTAGTTGAAGGCAAATTTTATATGGTGCCTTGTGTAGCGCAGCCGAAGAATGCCATGCCAAATGATCATCCTGCTTATGTTCCGCTAATCGGAACTGTGCACGAAGATCGAGACGTGATTGGGTTTGATCCCTGGCATGTGCATGTAGACACTAGATTTATCACATATAAACGTCATTACTTAGCCTATCGTAACCTTGGTTATCCAGTTAGCCTAACCAATCATCCATGGCTGACCGAAAAATGGCCCGAAGAAGAGCTTAATCCATGGGCTTATTCAGAGCTATCAGTAAGACGCTTTAAAGCTCGCCGATCAGCACCGCCCTGGATGCCGCCAAATGCTGCTAGATGGCAACGCGATCTAGAAGACGCCTACGCTGGCGCTAGCGCCGCGTGTGGCGTCTGCCCCCACCGTCAACTCCCGCTGGCCGCTGGCCGCGACGTGGGCAATGGTGTGCGCCAATGTTCTGGTCATGGGCTGTGCTGGAATCGTGATGGGCGCATGGTGCGCCAGGTGGCATCGCAAGCTGTTCAAATTCGTTGGTGTTGATTTTGTAAGAAGCCATGATTACTTTGCAAATGCTCAGTGCATTCGATAGGTTAATCACAAAGCCTGCTGGCCACCGTGGCTTGACTTGTTACAAGGCTTAACATTTGCAAAATGTTAAGGGCACCAATTCAGAATTGAACTATCCACATTATAGCACAAATCAGCCATCACTCTTCCAGTGCGATCAAAGTAATCAAAACCCCCGGCAACTCACTACCAACACAATAGCGCTTGCTCGTATTACCATCTACAATATAGCTATCGTCTTTGTAAAGCACACCCGTCAAAGCATCGCTTATTCCACGCAATAACTTATCCCTGTCGGGGCGTGTCTTCATGTATTTAGGCGCATTAGGCTTCAGCCCTTTCTTGTTGAAATGTGACCTAGGTCTTTGAAATATAAAAACAGCGCTCATTGATACGGCACCTTCTATCATTGCAATATCAAGATCAATAGCTACACTTGTGACAAGATCGCGCCATTCTTCTAGTTGTTTGCATGTTTCAATCAATATAGCTCTACCTTCTTTATTTTTGCCAACATATTTCTTTGATCCTTGTGGCGCAGGATTCATCCCTCGCACTTCAAATGTGATTGCATTGGTCACTTTGTTTGACGTTCGAGTTTTGTTATTATAGCATTTTGGCGATCAATTATTTGACTTTGCATTTTAATTGTAAATTGAGATGTTTTTACCTCTTCAGCCAGTTCTGTTAGCGCTGATCTTTGATCTTCAATATGAAGTCTCAATAACTTGCGATCTTTATTAGCTTCTTTGTATTTAAAGGCAAAGTGCTTTGCACAGCACCGATAAAGCTTGTCCATAACGAAAGTAACTCTTTCTGTGCGAAATTCAAAATGTTTTTCTATAAATTTATCAGCAAGACTTCTTATCACGCAGTCACCTATCCATCCTTGCCTGTCAAACAGATCATTATCTTCTATAATCTGCCACATATCATCTTCTGTGGCGTTTTCTCTAATGAAATCATCAAACAAAGTCATCTGGATTGATCGCGTTGTTTTCTATTTACACTAGCACAATACAAAGCATCTACCCAAGCCTGTAACACTTCGTCGCCATTGTGCAGCTCAATCTTCACCTGTTCATCACTCACTTGAATCAAGCTGCAAACGTCAATCATCACCCCACGATCGGCCAACGTGGCCACCGCTGAGCCCATCTCAGCCCATGGCACAACCGCAGGAGCACCACCTAATCCGCTTGGCCATACCGAAACTAACCCCAGCCCCTTGCTACCTAAATTCGCTGCAATATCAACAGTTACAGCAGCTTCATGTTGCGGAACTATTAAGTGAATCATTGCACCTAAAATCTCCATCTTTTCCCATAACTTATGATTGATTAAAATATCTATCATCGGCTTAACGGAATTAAACTTATCCGATGGCTTCCAGTCTTTGTTTTTTGCATAACTAATAGCAGCCGCACGCAGTAGCTTATTGCGCCCAGAAAATGAAGGCGGTAAATTATACGCTTCTGATATGATATTCATCGCAGGCATCAAGATCTTTTCTCCTGCAATATATAAGCCTTCTTCAGGCACGGGCTTTACATCATCGCCCTTAATCCATTTCACCATGGCACATCATCCTCTTTCGTGGTAGTATCTTCAACAGATCCCAGCCTTTCTTTAATAGCTGTTTCTAGCATTTCTTGCGCTAGATTTTTGTTGCGGGCGATCCATTCATAAGCCAAGGTACCCTGATGTAATAATGGTTTTTTTCCCATTGATCCACGTAATACGCTTTCGTACATTATCTTGCCCAGTGGACCTTGCAATGGAAATTCAAGTAGTTGTTTTGTTGGTTCTATTGTTGAAATTAAAATCTTACATTTTTCATAGTATTTGCGCCGTTCTTCTATTGTCATACTGTTTGCATTCCAGTAGGCACCAGCCGGTAGCCTGTATTCATCTGAAATGGGCATAAATTCCTCGCGCTGTGGTGATGGGTCGTGAAAAGTGTCTGGATCAGATATTCTCGTTCTCAGGTCACTTCTAAAGCCACGATTTAATACTGCTACATTATTTTGCAGTGGGTAAATATATCTAAATAGTTGCATGTGAAACGCCATGTCATCTGGTGGATTTGGATCTAGTAGCCGCTGCTTAATTGCATATTGCAAAATGAACGGATTCAACTCTACAACCACCTTATCTGATAATTGCACATACATCTTGGCTAAAGTCGTTGTAGATAACTGCCGCATCTTCGGCAACATTTCTAATGCGCAAGCAATCAACCCGGTGAAGTCTTCTTCACTGATCATGTCGGGAATTGTTGTAGGATTTGACCATCAAGCAAGCATCCACCTTTATCGCCTGATCTGCCGCCATTTTGCTTGTGCCAATAGGCAACATTATGCTCGGCGCATTGATCTCTTAATGATCTAAACCAATTTATATCAGCAGGTCTTGCGTTAGGGCCGGATTCGCCGCCGCTGATAACCCAATTGATTTGGCTCATATATTCCACCGGAATAATCACTTTGCTCAACAATGGTTCAGCACTAATAAAGCGCACTTTTGCTGGAGTATAACTCAGATAATGAATTCGTTGCAGGCACAAATAACTCTGCTTTTCGCAGCTTACGCCAAGCCATACGTTATCCCATCCTTCACCCCAGTCGTCAGGCAGATGATCATGTATACGATGCGCTCTTTTTGTCAGAATTTGATATGTCAAGTGTGGCGTGCGCCTAATTATATCCCATGCTTCATCGCGCCATTTATCCGCATCAACATGAAAAAAGTCACTCCAGCTACACGTAAAGACCTTCGCCGGATCTTTCCATTTTAATGGCTTATTAAATGTAGTTGGCGCACTTCTTGTTACAACATTAGACTTAATCCCCCATCGCCCTTCGCGTTCTGTAAACATATAACAATTATCGCAGCCTGAACTAACTTTGTTACATCCTTGCCATGGGTTCCATGTGTGATCCGTCCACGAAATGGCTGTGTTTTGACCCATCAAACAGCACCTTGAGAAAGTGACGTGCAATCCATCATAGCAAAAAACTCAGCCTCCTCGCGTGCCTGACGTTCTTTAAGTTTTTTTACGATTTGTGAAGCTTCGTGTGCTTTCTCTAAGACATCTTGACGACCATATCTTTGGCGTGGTTTAGATGATCCACCGCCCATCTTAATGAAGTTATTTAGAGTAATCGACATCCAGCCTTTGCCGTTGATTCTTGCTTTTATTCCAAGGTCACACTGCTCTGATACAGCATCTAAACCACCGTTTACAAAGTCATTGATTTTTGTTAACTCTTGAATCAAAAGAGACCATGCTTGAGGTGTTTTTTTGCCTGCTTTATGCTGCCAAAATGCTATAATTTTTTCAGAAACCGGAAGCAGCGCCGCCGGAACGTCATCGTTATTAGGGCAAAAAACGGCCGATTTTGCCTTTGAGGCCTGCTTTTTGACAGGGGCCTCTGAGGGGCCTTCTAGGGGCCTTGGCTGGCCCCAGGGTGGTATGGGCTGCTGAGGCTGTTTTTGGACGCTCAGGGGCGATTCTGGAGGGGTCTGAGGAGCTCGTGGCTCCAGAAACGATGGATCGCTGATCAGGAAGGTGGGCATGATGGGGTTTTCCACAGGGTTTTCCACAGGTTGGGGAGAAGGGGCTTTTTCCACGTGGCCGGGCGGTGTGTCGCTGACCGAAGGTCGGCGGGGCTGTTCCGAGCCGTGGGGGGGCGCAAAAGGGGGGTCTTGGTTTTTAAGTTTTGTTCTTGTTAAAGGCTTCTTGTTAGTGTCCCCCCCCATTTGGGGGAGGGGACCCCTCCCCTGTTTGGGGGATCCCCCATTTGGGGGAGGGGTCCCCCGTTTGGGGGAGGGGTGTGATCGCGGTCTGATGCGTTCCGATCGGACGTGATAAACCGTTGCAAATCCAGGCCGCTCATGTTTTTCGATCCAACCCTGATCCACTAGGACCCGCAGGGATCTGCGAATGTCGTCACCCTTCATTCCGCACTCCTGCTCAAGCCTGGCGATCGTTGGGAACGCAGCGTCTGCGATGCCGGCATGATGCCAAAGCCAGCCGTAGACGAAGACCAATCCCTTTCTGTCTCGTGCTGCTGTTAGCAGGTCCAACGGTACCTGCACAAATGCCGATCGCGTCAGTTGATCGCGGAGGTTGCCGTCGCCAGTTGTAGACGGTTTCGATGTTTTCATGGTAAAATCACCTTAGTTCTGTTTTCATGCAAGCTCCTTTCAGTCGGCAAAACTGAATCGGGAGCATCCGAGCCTACGGTTTGCGCCGTAGGCTTTTTCATCTTAGCAGCCTTTTGAGATCTGCGTAACGATTCGTAACGAGTTGCGCAAGGCTTGTGGTTGGGTGCTATGGTTTTGGTTGAGTTGAATTTTCTTGATGGATCGATCTGAAATTCTTTCATGGGTCTTTGCGCTATCGATTCTCTTTTCAATCATTTCCTCGGCTCACTTGATTGGCGCTTTTAATGAAGCATCCGCATTTAATCGCTTTACAACAGGGCCAAAAGCTACCGTTTGGGATGCGTTGTTTCTTGAGCTTCGCGTAGAAGCACAGTGCAATAATCAAAAGCCTTGAAATGGAAAGCTTTGTAAACTTAATCCCCATCGCATCGCGTGATGCCTTATGGTGGTGGTTGCTTCTTTCAGCTTCATTGCTTTTGTTGAGTTCTGTTTATGATGACTGATCTAACGCCTGAGCGAATTCGCGCCATAGATGACTACAGGCTTAAAAAAGAAAAGCTTTGGCAGGCTGAGGATGAGCTTGCTTTAGCAGCATTAGAATGTCGATCAAGCGGGATTAATCCTGAATTTATCACTGAAACCGGCTACGGACCAAAATGATTAAACTTCTTGCCGCCGTTATTGGCGGTGCTTTATCAATCGTTGTACTAATTGCTCCTGGTTATGCACCTGCTTGGTTAATTTTTTTGCACTGGCTGCTTGCAGTTTGTCAGTGGACACTTGTTTTTTGGATTATTTCTTTAATTAAGGCAAGCAAAAATGACTAACGGATTTTCCGCCGTTTTTGCCTTTCTCCTATTTCTTGCGGGATCAATGTCAATTGTATGCACCGCTGCTTTTGTGCTTATGAAAATAACTGAAGATCCCAGGGAATAACAGCTACAAAAAGGCGGCCTAGCAATCTGGAGAATGCAGTGGCCTCATAAGCCTCCGAAGGTGGGTCCGATTCCCACGGCCGCCATTACAACTCATGACAAGCTCATGACAAGTGCAAAACCCTTGCACCACAACAGATCTCAAGGATTTTCAAACCTGATCTGATGGCGATTTTTAGCACTTGCGATACTGCTTTAATGCCAGGCCGCTTGCGATTTGTTGCATTTTATGCCAAGATCATAGAAATTTAATTTCATGACATGGCAAAAAGTAATGTTTGGGATATAAATTGCGGCCATAGTTCACGGAATAAAGAAAGCAAAGAAGCTTATCGGCGCTTTAGGATTTACCTTGAGATGGGTCCATCGCGTAACGTAAACAAGCTGTCTTCGATATTGAAAATACCAAGACAAAATCTTTATGTTCAAGCAAAAACATATAGCTGGGCCGATAGAGTCGAAGCCTATGATACTTATATCGCAAAAGCGAATCAAATAGATAGCATGAATAAAATGGTGGATGGCCTATCGCCATTACCTGAAGTTAATGTTTTGACGCCAGATCCTGAAGTAATAAACCCTGACGTGATTGACTATAATGCAATGACGGCAAAACCAGATAGGCATACGCAAGAAATTAGCTTATATCAAAGACAATTTAAGGGCATTGGTCAAAGTTTAGCTAATGAAGCGCTTGCTACATTGGAACTTGCTAAAGACTGTCGGGAAGTAATTCAGCAAGATGCAGAGCGATATAAAAAAGCAGTAGAAGATGGTGCACATGACAAAGCATTAAGCATTGCAAAGCGTATATCTGAAAAGATTAAGCAATACACTATGCTTGGTGGTTTAGCTGTAAACTATGGCAACAGCAGTCGTACACTCTGGGGCGATGCGATCGGGATCAATACCGTGCTACAGTGTTTCTATACTATGCAACAAAATGTTAAGAGTGGCGCGAAGGGTGGAAAGCGTGGGTAAGATATGGGGGTTCCTTTCGTTGAGGTTTGATTTTGGACGGTTCGATTCTTAATCGGTTGCGTGATACAATTGGCTTTGAATATGACAAAAGGCTGGGTTTTTTTGTTGTGTTTGAAGAAGGAGAGTATTTTGATACTAATCTTTCAATTGATCAAATGATGCAACTTAGCCAGGAAATCGCTGATCTAGCGCAAAAAGCAATGCAAGAGGAGGAAGGTAATGCCTGATTCAATCCTCAAACGATTAGGAGGCATTTTCTCCGTGTGGGTTAATGCCGCAGGCACATTTACCGTGCAAGCCAAGCATTACGGTTATTCAACTGCGCTAGAATCCTTGACGGCAACAGAATTGCGTCAACTCGGCGACGAATTGATCGCAATGGCAGATGCAATGGAACCGGAATCAGAACAGGAAGATATTGATCCATCCGAAGCAGAAATGCACGATTGGAACAATCATCCTGCGCTCACCGCAGAGCAAAGAGGAGGCGTGAAATGAACATTGCGTTTTATGTTGCAATCGCTGTGGTATTGCTCCCTATGATAGTGGTTGCGTTTGTTGCTGCTGTTTGTGGGGCGAAAGGTTTCAAATCATGAGCGAACAAATCAAGCCATTGTTTCACCTTGCAAAACACAAAGATGGCAATCATCGCGGATCACTTAGGTTGAGATGGTTTATTAAATATGGCGACTCAATGACTGATTTTGGGTTTTCGACCAAATCAGAAGCGTTAGAATGGGTTCGTAGACATTGGCTGCTTAATGCTGTTGATTGGCAGAGTAAATATATATTTAGACTAAAAGGTGATACTAGGGATATTTCAATTGTCAGCAAGGATGGATATTCGCTAAAAGCCTTTTCTTGTGTTTAATGTTTCAAATTGTTAAAACAGCTAGCCGTCTGATTGTGTTAGTCTTATCGTAAGGAAGTCCACCCAAAGACCATGAATTTTCAACCTCCAGCGCTTAATCCGCGCCCAATCCATCCTTCCTCTAGGCCTCAACCAGTGAAGCCTAGGCCATTAGATCGCCCCAAAGCGCAAATTGCCATGATCACAACAGAATATGCGCATCGGTTGCTTGCATTGTTTGCGCTATTGTTTGTCATCTCTTTGGGATCTTGCACCATTGCGCCTATTCTTGGGGCATTAGAAGGTGCTAGGATTCACGCTCCGGCTAAAACCGCGATGGTGGCGTGATGGACTTCATTCAGTGCGCGGAATTACTAGAGTCTGAGGGCTTTGGTAATGCAGCTAAGTTTTTGCGCAATTTCAACAGTGATTCAACTATGTACAATGACACAGATCTGATGAGTTTACTGACTGACCCTAACATCAGTCAAGGTGCAAAAATTGGCGTCTTGGCTGACATGGTTGTGCCGAATGAGCCAGAGCCAAATTTGAACAAAGGTTATTCTGAAGTGCAGAATAACTTGCAGGAAATTGCGATGGTGACGTGGATGGCCAAGCAGGCAGTAAGGAAAGAGATGATTGAGATTGCGACTAGTTTGCAAGATGTATCGGTAAACAGTGTAAAAATAGTTGATAAGGAGGCTTGATTGTGATGAAACTATTGCGCGGCGGGTCTTGGGACCCCTTTCCCGAGGACTGCCGCTCGGCTTCCCGCTTCCACGGCGCCCCCGACCTTGCCGACGACTTCGTCGGGTTCCGCGTGGTCTGCCTCCCGTCACCTTCACCTTCAATCTTTCAACAGATGATTAAACTATTGCGCGGCGGCTCTTGGGTTAACCATCCCCGGTTCTGCCGCTCGGCCTACCGCGGCAGGGACCACTCGGATTACCGCTACAATGGCTGCGGTTTCCGCGTCACTCAGCCACCAGGTGCATCCTCGTTTGAAATTACAATGGTTCCCATTTTAGCAGGTGAATTCATGATGGGAACATCAAGCGACCTAAATGAATGGAGCGACGAAGAGCCACAACATTTGGTGAATATAAATAGCTTTTCAATAAGCCAAACGCCTATTACTCAGACGCAATGGCGGGCAGTGGCATCATTGCCAAAAGTTGAAATAAATCTAAAGCTAGATCCATCTTATTTCAAGGGTGATAATCTGCCTGTTGAGAGTGTAAACTGGTATGAAGCAATGGAGTTTTGTCGGAGGTTAAGCGCCGCAACGGGAGAAAAATATACACTACCAACAGAAGCGCAGTGGGAATACGCTTGCCGTGCTGGTACTACAACGCCATATAACATAGGGGACAAAATCACAAAAGAACAAGCGAACTGTGGCAGCAGTAAAACCACACCAGTGCTCAAGTATCCTCCTAACACCTGGGGATTGCATGATATGCACGGCAATGTTTGGGAATGGTGCTTAGATGATTGGCACCCTAATTATGAAGGCGCTCCAAATGATGGTAGTGCTTGGCTTGATGGAGATGCAAAATGAGACTACAAACTGCTGAAGATAGTGTAAATTGGCTGCGATGCAATGGCCATGTTAAGATTGGAGTTAAACTTCAAAAAGATTTAGATGCTAATGCTGATATGGTAATAGACAACAAAGAACCTCCGCTGCATTGCTTGTTAGATGAAGATCCAGAAGCGCAGTTGCCGGAAGTTTGCGTGTTTGATGATCCTGATGGCGTCATAAATGACTGCGCATTTGCTAGACATATTTGTGCACAAGGTAGGCTTAAAACAGCATGTAAATACTATAAAAAAGAGATATGACCAAACAAGTAGATCGGGCATTCTGGGATCAACCAAAGCAGCTAGACGGCGAGCGCTGGCAAGATTATGTGGTTCGTTTAAGGAGGTTTCGAGAGCAATATGTAGAACCGATAAAAGGTGAGCATTATATAGATTATCTCATTCGATGGAAGTGGTTTTATGTTGAGCAGCAACAAATAAGGAATGAGCAATTAAGAGAAAAAAACCAGGCGAAAAAAGAAAAACTTATCAAAGCAAAAAGAAAGACCAAAATACGATTAAGACTCAAACCACCTGCACATACTAATGCACAATCATGACCGATTCACAAAACCAGCAAGATAAGCTTGCAGAATTAGAAAGAGATCTTATGTTTGAACGTGCTCAAATTAAAGAAGAGCGCAATAAAATCAACAAAGAAGGAGAAGCATTTTTAAGGGAAATTGATAAAATGCAAAATGAGTTAGCATCATATAAAGAAGCTTTGGTGCTTGCTGGCAGGATGGCAGATTGCGCCATTAATCTAGTTGGAGGGAGTACTTTGAATGAAGTAATTCAACCAGTAAGAATTGATCATGTCTCAAGCGCCGCACATCAGTTGCGATTGGTTGTTGAAGCATATAATGATTGCATTATTCAAATGCACGGAACCACAAAACAATGAAAGGCTTTTTCATCACCCTAGAAGGCATCGACGGATGCGGCAAGACCACACAACTCAAGTCACTGGCTGAATGGCTGCCCACAAGTGGCCTGATGCCCCCTGGTGCCGAGTTGATCACCACGCGAGAGCCAGGCGGCACGGAGTTGGGGATGTTATTGCGAGGGCTTTTGTTGAGCCCATTGAAGGGTCAGGAGCCGAGCCGTAGGGCTGAGCTATTGTTGTATATGGCCGATCGTGCTCAACACGTGGAAAGAGTGATCATGCCAGCACTAGGGGCTGGCCATTGGGTGTTATGCGATCGTTTTAGCGCGTCAACAATTGCGTATCAGGGTTATGGAAGGGGGTGGCCGTTGAGTGATATTGAAAGGTTGAATCATTTTGCAACTACGGGTCTTAGGCCTGACCTAACCCTGTTGATAGATATTTCAGTAGATGAAGCACTAAAGCGTACAAAAAATAAGCAGCCGGATCGAATTGAAGCGGAAGGAAGAGAGTTTTTGAAGCGAGTGCGTCAAGGGTATGAAAAGCATAATGTCACAATGGTCTTTTATGATGCATACACAAACAGTGTAGATGCTTCTCGAAGTCAGACTTTATTCATAAGAATAAACGGATTAGACTCTGTAGAATTGGTAACGCAAAAGTGTAAAGATGTGATTAGCGATCGTGTTCTGCAGTTAAAATCATGAGCATGTGGAATTTATCTCCAGGAGGAGGAATAGATATTGATCCCGAAGATCTTCGCAGCATCATTCAGGGTAAGTGTATGATCAGAAAGTGCCCTGATTGCAATGGTGATGGTAATGTGTATTGGCATTACAAATCAGATGATGATGAAAATCCAAGGCAGGTAAGTCGTCAGTTTTTTGATGACTGGGAAAATAGAGACAATGACGAAGACAATGGTCCATCTGTTGAAGAAGAATTATGCGAAACGTGTTGGGGTGTTGGGTATATTGCAGCGATTAAATCATGAAACCCGAAAGCCCGCATGGATCAAAGATGAAGAAATGTGGAGGCGTATCGTGGGATCTGCTAGGATTAAGCTTCCTTTTGAGACTGAGATTCAATGAGCATTTCTGAAGATGTTGCTTTTTATGATTTAATGGAAAGCAAGCGCAAGGCAAGCCTTACTTCACAGAATCTTATTGATCTTTTTGCAGAGCTTGAAGATTTTAAGGTTGTTGACGTTGCAGAAATTGAACATTATTATAGGTATAGACTGCCGGAGACAACATCTGAAAACTACAAAAAAATCTTGGTGCGTCTTGCTCAAGAATATGTGCACGTCAAACTAGGATTAATCACGGAGAAAGCGATTGAAATTGACAAAATTGACAAATTTGGCTACTCTATTGCGGTAGAATTTAATCCGCTTTTTTGGGTTCCTGAAGATTCTAATGATGTGATTAGAGTTCAAATAGAGTATAAGGAGATTTACATCAAACAGTTAAAGCGTAACCTAAAAAGTGCAGGTTATTTGATTCCAAATCTTGATTTTCAACCCTTGCAATCTCCCATGAAAGATCAACTTAATCCATCCTGCTGGGATGCACTTCAAAGCTTCCGTGATCTAAATGTAAATGCGCCGCTTGTTGATTGTTTGCTTGATTTACGCAAGCAGATTGCAGAAAAAGATAAGCCTGTGAATAATTTTTACAAGCAGGATGCAATTGAAGACGAATTAGATCACACAATTACCATTGATGGCGTTGTTTATTATAGCGCTGAGCATCATAAGCCCGTGAGCGGTGAGATGGTGATTGGGTTTACAAAGCCGTTTACTTCTTATGAAGCTAACGATGACCGGCGTAACAATGGATTGCCTTCTTTCTTGCGCCCGATGCCTGAAATTACTTGGTATTCATCGGATAAATCCTGCTGGCTTGTTCCTTGCGGGTCAAGTTATCGTGAAGAAAATATAAAAGCGTGGACAAAACTGCCGCATCCTGAGAGAACTGAAGAGCTTTTTGATTTTATGGATAGGATCTGAGCCATGGGACTTGATCTTTCACATAATGCATTCTCAGGTAGTTATAGATCATTTAACAGCTTGCGTTCATTTGTTTGCGAAGCTGCTGGCGGCAGTTGGCCGCCTCATTCTGATAAAAAGCTGGATCCTAAGCTTTGGTATATTGATGATGCGTTTAGCAAGGATACTCATCCTGGCCTTTGGGAGTTTTTGTCACATTCAGATAGCATGGGTGAAATCAGTCCATTGCTATGTGCATCATTAGCAAAAGACCTAGAAGAATTATTGCCGACCATGGTTAAAATGGACTCAATTGGTCTGGGTCATATTGCAAGAAATGGAGGATATGTTGCGACCGTAAATAAACTAATTATTGGATGTAAAGCCGCCGCCGCTATGGGCGAGCCTTTGCATTTTAAGTGATTACAACAGAATGTGAAGATTTTCCGCGAAAAGGGGCAGGTGGTGGCCTTGTGGGATAGGATGTGTTCATCGGGGGAGAGATCCTCCGCCACCCTCAGCCGGTCTTGTAGCCGGATTTGTATATGACCAATGACAACATTAAATTGGTGTTTACAGACGAAGTTGGCGATAAAATTCTTGGCTTTACTGTTCGGAGTGACAACAACTGCTCAATCATTTGCAAAACGATTGAGCAGTTGCAGGAAGTTGGCGCAACCGCTTGGGCAAACAGCGTTGAGCTGTTGATTTGGCTGAGTCGGACGCCAGAATTCTGGGGTGAGGCTGCTACCAGCGCTCGTTTTTTGGTATGGGATCAGAATGCAAAATTAGCGAGAGAAGTGACTGTTCCTCGCAAGGGTTGTGAAAGGCCTTTTGATAGGTGGGATTTGATCTAAGCGATATAAGATCTCACCCCAGCCATGCTGGGGTTTTGCATGTTTTGATTCGATTACAACAGATTGTTACAGATCCCTCCAGTTGCCGGATGTGTGCCCTATAGTAAGTGCATCGAAGGCAGAGATGCTTTCTCAACCCCAAAATCAAATGACTAAAGTCACCCAATCCCGCGCCCAGACTGTTATCAATGATCTTTTAGCTGTGCTCGCCTCTGGCACTTGCGTCAATCGCGCCTTTGTTGTTCATCACTTTGCAGAAGCTGGCTACGCAGACCACTTAGCTACTCGCCACGCCGACGACATGATTGCCTTGCTGGAAGAGTTCTATCCAGGTATTTTTGCTAACTGATCCCGGCTAATCGCCGTCTCACTGCCCTTCAACCGAAGGGCTTTTTCATGTTTTAGTTTGATTGCAACAGTTTGTTACAAGCTGATTCCGCTCTGTGATGCGTGCCCTATAGTGAGTTCATCGAGAGCAGAGATGCTTTCTCAACCCCATGCCCCTCGCATCATGGCTACTACCGAGTTTGCCACCGCTGCTGATTTTGCTAATTGGGCTAATCGCGCTAAGTCTATGACTTCAGCAGAGCTGCTTTACACAGTTAATGATTGCCAACGGGCTGCTAAGGCAATGCGTGGCTGGAATCCAGTCAAGGAAGGTTTTTATGTTGATCAGGCTTGCACTTACGGAATGGAGTTAACTCGCCGCCGCAGATCTGTTGCTTGATGCATGTGTGCAAGCAGTTGTTTTAGCCAATCACCCCCGGTCATGCCGGGGTTTTTTATGCTTTGAAATAATTACAACAGTTTGTTACGAGTTGGCGCCAGTGTCGTGGCTCGTGCTCTATGATGTTTGTATCGAAGGCAGAGATGACCTTCGCCCATCACCCCACCGCAGCGGCAATCCGTGTCATTCATTCATTCCGAAGAAGTTCCAACTGTTGAGCAGGTGCTAGAAAACACCGCCATCGGCTGCGACATGCACAGTTGGGCATGTGAAGGCGGAAGCATTGAGATCAGCTCCGAAGATCTCCGCCCCCTGCTGGAATCCGCTTATGACTCAACCTGCCCTAATTGGATGGCATTTGTTGATACTGAAGAGCTTGAATCGGTCGGAAATCTGGCCTGATCACATGACCTTTTCCGACCTAGCCTTTATCCTAGGACTTCACATCACAATCATCCCCATCGCCATTCTCGTTAATGTCTTCCTCTCCAAGCAAGCCTCTTGATAATTACGAAAGGTGTCAAGGATTTGAATTAACATCAAATGTTTTGCATCCTGATTGTTTGGATTGCCAGATTCGGCACAGAGAATCAATTGATCCAAGTCGGCAAAGCTTCTTTGTGGTTAGTCCAAGAGAATTCTTGAACAATCGTTGCCCCTATAGAGTTTGATCTGTTAAGATGGGTTAAAACGACTCACCGCTTGTGTCTGATTTTCCAGCATCTGCGCCCGCCGCCAATCCGGTTTTCTGCCGTACCTATAGTCGCAAGGGACCACAAGGTCGCGAGAGCTGGCAACATGTCGTAGAGCGTAATCTGAGCGGTCTGGCGAAGCTTGGTCGCCTTAATGATGATCAGGTTGCCCTATTGCGCAAGATGCAACTAGAGCAGAAAGCGCTACCTTCAGGCCGTTGGTTGTGGGTTGGCGGTACTGACTGGATTGATAAGCCAGAAAATGTAAGCGGTGCATACAATTGTACGTCAACGGATCTAACCGATTGGCGTGCTTTTGCGTTGATGATGGATTTAGCGATGATGGGTAGTGGAACTGGCGCCATCATTGAGCCTCACATGGTTGATATGTTGCCGGTGATTCGGAATAGGTTGAATGTAGTTGTTACAGGTATATTTGGCCAAGCGTCTTCAGATCCACAAACTAGCGTTGAATATCACACTGTGTATCTTGATGAAGATTATACGCCAAGCATTGATGTATTAATTGAAGTTGGCGACAGCCGTAAGGGATGGGTTGACGCTTACTACACAATGTTTGAACTTGCCAGTAATGCCTCCATTTCGGCTTTATATGGAGAAAATACCCAAGTTGCCGTAAGTGTTGATATATCCAAGGTTCGTCCTTCTGGCTCGCCACTAAAAGGCTTCGGCGGCACAGCAAATCCAGTGAAGCTAAAGGATTTGTTTGTTAAAATGGCTGCGATTTTTAACAAAGCTCAAGGCAGAAAACTTACATCAGTTGAGTGTTGTTTGCTTACGGATGAAGCGGCGTTAGTTGTAGTTGCCGGCAATGTGCGTCGTAGCGCTTCAATTAAACAATTCAGCGCAAATGATACCGAGGCAAGTATAGCAAAAGACAACCTATGGCAGCAAGATGAAGACGGCAACTGGCGCATTGATCCTGAGCGTGATGCTTTGCGCATGGCGAATCACACCCTAGTCTATCATAATTATCCAACAAGAGAAGAGATCGTAGATTCTGTCCGCAGGCAATACCTATCGGGTGAAGGTGCGATTATGTTTGCTCCTGAAGCTATTGCAAGATCAAATCGTGATATTTTGACCGATAGGCAGATGCAAATTGATTTTATCTCAGCTTATTGTGATCACAAGCAAAGTGGTGCTGAGATGATTAAGCAGTTGGATCCTGATTGCGTGGAAGATAGTGATAAGCTAGAACATAGAATGGGCAGGTATGGGATTAACCCATGCGGCGAAATTCAAGGTAAAAACTTTCACTGCAATCTAGCAGAAGTGCATCTAAACCAGCTATTACCATCCGATCGGCTGGGGCAACAATCAGCATTCACCGCCGCTGCTTTATCTGTTGCGGCATTGTTACATCATAAGTTTCAGGAGCCACGTTATCAGTACAGCAGAGATCTTGATCCTATCGTTGGTGTAAGTTTCACGGGATTGTTTGACTTTTTTGTTGAGGCATTTGGTGTGCCATGGCTTGAATGGTGGACAGAGGGAAGGCCTAATAATTATGTGGGGATTGCATATAAAGAAGCTGAGGCGGCTTATTTAAGAGAATGGCGTGAAATTGTAGAAGATGCTGTTCGGAAGTATTGCGATGATCATGGGCTGAAGTGTCCTAATCGCATGACGACATGTCAACCGGCCGGGACCAAGAGTCTTCTTACTGGTGCGTCACCAGGCTGGCATCCGCCGAAGGCGCAGCGCTTCATCCGTCGCATCACCTTCCGCAGGGATGATCCCGTGGCCCTGGCCTGCCTCGATTATGGCTACACCATTGTGCCTAGCCAGAGCGACAAGGATGAGCAGGGCCGCCTATTGGATGATCCCTTTGATCCGCGCTGTACCGAGTGGCTCGTGGAGATCCCCACGGAAGTGAGCTGGGCCAACCTGCCGGGAGCGGATCAGATCAGAATTGATCAATTCTCAGCCCTGGCTCAGTTTGACTTCTACATGCAAGTACAGACGCACTATACAAGGCATAACACATCTGCCACGATTGAGTTTAGGGAGCATGAAATTGAGCCCTTGGCTGATAAGATTCATGATGCAATCGTGAATCATAAAGGCTACATTTCCGCCGCTTTACTGGCTCGCTTTGATGCAAACGAAACATTCCCCCGCCTGCCTTTTGAACCGATCGACAAGGCAACATACGAGCGCCTTCATGAAGAAGTGTTACAACGTCGCAAAGGGGATGACTTTTTTGCGCTGCTTCAGGCCTATGATAGCGGGAGTTTAGTGGAGGCTGGCCCTGCAGGATGTGACTCGGATAAGTGCTTGCTGCCGCAGGCTAAAAAGTAAACCATCGCATGGAATTGTTGACCTACAAAGCCCTGCAAATCCAAGCCGCACTAAGGCGCCAGAAAAACGATTGCGATCTTCAAATTCAAAAGCTATTAGCTATTTTGAAGTTAAAATCATTTAATGATCTGGCGCCTAATTTACAAGATGATTTGCTCTGGAGCTTGAATGAGCTTAGGCGTAGATCTGGTGTGTTGACGCGAAGGACTGATAGGCTTTATAGTTGATTTTTGACTCACTCATTGTCGTTTTTGTTATGAACTCAAATTTAATCACGCGCGCCCCAAATGACACACTTCACTGATTCTGATTTTGAGAGAATCAAAAATGCAATAAATTATACGCAGGCAACTGTTGAAAGCGGATGTGGACTTGTTCGCAAGCTTCACATAGGAAGACTTTACCAGAGTCAAAACTTTCTTAATCGGGCTCACAATTTAAGCGAAGACATGCTTGAAGAAATACAATCAGGCGACATGTTTCTTGCTCATGTGCAACTTAGTCACTTGTTAGAGTGCGTAGAGGGCTTTCTTTGTCTAGCAAGGCAACAGGAAGATGATAGAGATAGCGATGAGCATCCAGAGCCAGTAGAATGGGCAGATGTTGACGAAAGCTTTATTAAAGCATGTAGCTATTGTTTTGCCAAAAGTTATGGCATTCTTGCTTGGTTGAAATTAGTGAGAGAATCGCTTAATGTGGCCTAAGCAAACAGCGCTGATTTTATGATTAATCCAGCAACCCTTAACCCTTGCCCCGGCATAGTCTACCTCGAAGAAGACTACATTTACGAAGAATGCGAAACCTGCCTCAGGCGAAAAGTATCTAACGATTTGCCACCGATTGAGCCGCCATTGATTATTGCGATTTGGTGTGAATACGGTGTGCATGAATAGATGCTATCATGGGGCATCTGCGCTTTAAATCATGACCATTAAGATTGGCAAAGAATCCTTTAAGGGGTATAACAAGCCAAAGCGGACTCCTGGGCATCCGAAGAAGAGCCATGCCGTAGCAGCTAGGGAGAATGGCCAGGTTAAGCTGATTCGTTTTGGTCAGCAAGGTGTCAGCGGATCGCCCCCGAGCAAAAACGAAAGCAATGCTGACAAAAAGCGCCGCGCCAGTTTTCAGGCTCGTCATGCAAAAAATATAAAGAAAGGTAAAATGAGTGCTGCCTATTGGGCCAACAAGGTAAAGTGGTGACGCCAAAAATCCCCGGCTGGGGCATTGCAAAGGCCATGATTATTGAGACACGTAAAGCGCCAGATGGACGCACGGAGGCTTGTATTTTGCCGCCAGAACATGAAGCACCTTTTTGGGTGGATTTGCAGCAGATTGCGCAGTTTAGGGGGAGGTTCATATATGATGAGAAGGCATCTTTGGCTCAGGAGCCTGGCGACGATGATTCCAGCAAGGATTCAAATTAAGGATGGGGTTGTTCATAGAATGGATGAATTTATTTTATCGCTTGATATGCAGACGCCATGGGTTCGAGAAGTGTTTACTAAAGATCAGCTTGAATACTGCCGCATCACCAGAAAAGCCAGAGCAAAGAACAAGTCAATTCGCCCTAGGTTGATTGGAGGTTGATTATAGTGAGCCAAACAGGATGGAATCAACTTACTCAAGAGTGTCCAGAAATTTTGCAGCTAATGGCTGAACTTCCATTGCACATGAGACCTGGCATGATAAACGCTGTTTATGATGCAAAAAGAGGTGTCGAATTAAATGCGCTATCTGATTGGCTTGTAAATTGGCTGTGTTTTTGCAATGCTCGCGACACAGAGTTATGCGCCAATGTTTACTCTCTTCTTGAGAAACTAGGAAAAGTATCTTCAACATGGCGCATTAAGAATTGATCATGGAAAATCTTTATGAAATGATTAAAGCCCTGGAGGCCAGGGTAGAAGAGCTGGAGTCTGCAAAAAGATTTGTAACAACTGCTTCGAAGGATCCGCATCCTGGCGACAATGGCAATGCCCCCAATCGACTGGCTTTTATGAAGGATGAATTTCTTCCAGACCTTCCCAAGCCTTTTCCCGCCAATCTCAATGATCTCTACGACCCGACCTTCAGCGACGGATTGAGCCCGTCTGAGCACCTGGACCGCCTTTATGGCCACCGTGCGGCTCCACCGCACCCGGCAGAGGATCCAACCGACGACGAACTGTTGCGCGCCTATGACACCGCCAAGCGCAAGGACTACTACGAGGGCCTTCCCGGTGAAGGCTGGCACTGGCGAGGCGAAAAGGAGGCAACTGTCTGCGGCCTTCGCGCGGTGATCGCCCGCTATGGCCGCCCTGCCCTTGAGCCCGTCACAAAAGGCAACAGACCAATCTCAAAGATTAGTTCAATCTCAGAGATCAGGTCCTTCTATAACGAGGATGGCGAATGCTGGTGCTTTGAAAGGGCTGACGGGGAGTGGGATGTTCCAGCTTCCTGGCACTTACGCGTGCCATACCACGCTGATGAGTATTTTCTGCCGCATTATTATTTCCCGGTGCCAGGCAGCCATTCTCCTGACGCCACGAAAATGGCTGGGGAGGTGCAGCCATGAGCAACGCCACCAAACGCTGGCCCCTTGCCGACGCCGAGCACATCGCCGTCGGCAGCGAGCAACTGGGCGCCATTGCCGGCCCCGTGATGCAAGCGCCAATCCGTGAAGAGCTGAGGGCATTTGTCCACAGCCTGGAGCCATGGGCGACATGGTTAAAACCTGGCTCCTTGATTGAGGATATTGACCGCGATCTGGTCGATTTGATGATGGCCGCGTTGCAGCGGTTTGGCCGCCCCGCCTTCCATCCCATCCCGGTCTCCGAGCGGCTGCCGGGGCCTGATGATTGCTGCCCCAACCCTCGCAATGGCCAAGGGCAATGGTGTTGGGGATGGGTGCAGCATGACCCGATCCTCTACGGCGGCCGTTGGCGAATGATGTGCCGCGAATGGCTCCTTGATGAGGCCCTGGCGTGGGCTCCATGGTGGGCGTTCCCTATACCAGGCAACCATTCTCCCGACGCCACGAAAATGGCTGGGGAAAACCACACACCACAAAGCTAGGAGGATCACATGACTGATTTTGAAGCGCAAGTGAAGGCCGCCGCCGAAAAGGCGGTGCTGCATTTCATCGAAAGCGGCGGATGGCTGCTGCCTAATTACCAAGGGCGGCTGAAGGTGCCCGAGGAGTGGATGGCCGAGTGTTGGAAGCTTGTGGACGCCGACAAAGTGCGCACCCAGATAGCCCCGCTCGTAGAGCGCCTGAGCGCTGCGCATGGTGTCGCGGGCGGAGAGACGCAGCTTGCGGTTGGCCTCCTGCTGCAGGGTGCTGGTGGTGAACGGAGGCACCGGGAAAGGCTTCGGGCGCTGGTGCGGGATCACATGGATTCCATAATGAAGGCCGGCCCCATGGCTAAACCGGAGGGCCAATCATGAGCCACCTTAAAATCCTCGCCGCAATCCTCTGCCCATGCGCCGCGATCCTTTGCCTATGGTGGTTAATCCACCGGCAGAATGGGGTGATCGAAAAACAAAAGGCTTCTATTTCTGTGCTAGCTGAATTAATTAAAGATCATCGAAAAAAGCTGGCAGGTGCAGGCGTTTGCCGCTTTCATGCAATGCCGCAATGTGATGATTTGCTGCATGGTAAATGCTGGCTCACGTGGCCAAACTGCAAGGGTTGGATATTTGACAGTCCAAGTGAATGCACCAATTGGAGTCACTGGCTGCCTTATTGGTTCATTCCCCTGGTTACCGCGCCAACCGAGCCTCTCCGTCATGACAGCAAGCCCGCAAAGCCTTGGGAGGGCCAGCCATGACCACCTGCAACACCTGCAACAACACCATCCCAGACCCCGCTGAGGAATGGCCCGACGGCAATGGCGGCACCATCTGCCAGGAGTGCTGGGAGACTGAGTCTTCCCGGATGTGGTGGGCGGCGGTGATCCCCCTCGATCAAGCGGATGCGCTGGGGGCGAGTGGAACGGCGGCGTGGGAGGGGCAACCATGCTCGCCCTAAGCGTCATGCCGTTGGGCTGATCGTTGCTCCTGCGGTCCGCCAGAGCCGCGCCCAATCTGGCATCATTCCATCACATCCACACCCCATGCCCACCCTCAGATTTGAAGGCTACAGCGACGACACGTTCGGTGAATACGCTCACACGAACAATGACTACGACAACTGCGCCAGTGGCGAGTCGATCGAGTTTCTTGTGGAAGATCCGTCAACAGGCTTTGCCTTAATTGTGACTGGACAACATTGCCCTGGCAACTCTTTTGGCTGGTTGATTGGTGTTTCAAATGGAAATACAAAGTTGCCATTTCCGAGTTGGCCGATGAAATTTCAGCCACAAAAATTTCAGCCACAAGAAGAACCCTTCTTTGCTGATCCATGTTTAGTAATTGAAGCACCCGACGGCGTGCTTTTGCGCTGCCTGACCAGGGAAGTGGCAGCAATCCACCACCAATAGGAGGTAATTAAATGGCCGCCACCGATTTAATACGACTACAAGGCGCCAACGCGCGCGCGGCTGGTGTTGATTATTTTTCAAATCCCTTCACGTCATTAGATCGGGTTCCGCCGCAACTGGGGAGGACATTGGCGATTGGGCCGCCAAAGTTAGGGCTTGGTGGGATGGGTGGGAAGTCGAAGACTTTTTAAGGCACGATTAATTAGCGGCTCGTCATGGCAAGCAATATGGTGTTTATTTGTGTCCACATTGTGATGGCACACATTTAACTACCAAACTTGAAAATGCTGATTTATACGAGCCGTTACTTTATGTAACATCTTGAGCAGTGTTACGGATTGTTTCAACGCCAGCCATCAGCAGACTTGATGGCTGATAATTAGTTCACGGGGCAGAGATGCTCCACAATCTTGGCCCCCAATTCAATGAACTCCCCTCAATTAGTCTTTATTCACAACGGATACTGGTATTCATACTACGAACCTAACGACATGAAAGAAGTTGTACTGTGGACAAGATATAAACTTAAGCCCGTTAGCGGCGAGAGCGTGCCGGTGAATGGTAGGCACAAAGCAATTGTCATTGATAGTAATATCTTAAGAATCATATCTGGCGGAGAATGGTACGGAGAATCAGTAATAAACTCTAATTTGAGTGATTTTAAGTTTGAATTTGATGATCAATACCATGATGACTTCAAGGCTGGCGCAACAAGAGGATTCACTGGCAAACGCGCATGTCATCGTGATTTTTATTATCGCCAGTGTGATGACTGGAGATCTGGATATGATGAGGGCCGCAGAGCACGCCTAGCAGCGATTGAAAAGGCTAAGCTGCCCTTTTGATGATAAAATCTAACCCTTGGTCGTCCCATCATCCGTAAGGGGGGAGCCGTGGCTGTTTTTTGGGGGCAGCCTGGAACGGTATCGAAGGCCAAGGGCGCCGCAGGGCACCGCCCGCTCTGCGGCTTCGCCGATTTAGCTCAGTTGGTAGAGCAGCGCTTTTGTAAGGCGCTTGTCGCCGGTTCGATTCCGGCAATCGGCTTTGTATCAAGATGAACAGTTGGTGAGTTTGTTTCAAATTGTTACGACTGGCTTGTGAGTTGCCATCTATGCCCTATGGTGAGTTCACAGGGGCAGAGATGCCCCACCACCCCAATTTTAATCATGACCCGCCCTGTTCTTTTTTTAACCGGTAACATCACTAATATCACTACTACTAACTACGAAAGCGGCACTTGCTGCACTAAATTTACACTTGAATGCACTGCTGGATGCTGGGCTGGAATGCCGGTTCCTTGTGAAGCATGGGGCAAATTAGCCAGTGATGTAGCACAACTTACTTCCGCTTTGTTTGTCGGAGAATTGATGCTTGGCAGCACGCTATTGATTTCTGAATGGTTTGCTGACTAGCACACTTGCAAACATGCTTTGCCCCGGCCGATCCGGGGCTTTTTTATGTCTATGCAGAAGTGTTACAGGTTGTGACAATCCTGTTTCAATCCTTTCTCTGTTAGGCCTGTTGGGTTATAATACGAGCACAGGGGCAGAGATGCCCCACCACCCCAATTTTAAAAATGGCTCGCATCACCATTGCCACCATCAAGCCCGGAACTGTGATTGAAGTTGGTTATCGCGGCAAAAGCATGGGGCCTTCTGAGTTTCTTGGCTTCGGCACGGATGACGAAACCGCATCGTTTGCATCTTTAGCTCAACTCAGGTGCAATGTTGCAGATGAAGATGCTCACCGTGCGATCTTTCGAGACGTGAAAGATGGGTCCACCTGGGCGGCTTATAGGCTCAACAAACGTTGGGTCGTGGGCACATCTGCGGATTACCTGCAGTTTTTTGCTTGACTTATTTGTTTTGTGATACGCATTGCTCCGGTCAATCCGGGGCTTTTTAATGTAGGATACAGGCGTTGCATTCGCTCAGTGCTTAAAAACGATCGCTGGATCAGGGAGCAAGCCGCCCAAGGGATGATCGAGCCGTTCGCGCCGGAGCTGGTGCGGGAGGTGGAACTGGTGGAGCCCGGCCATGCTCCGTTTGGTCACAGGCAGCGCCCCGTCCTCTCCTACGGAACTGGCTCTTACGGCTACGACCTACGGCTCTCGCCGAGAGAGTTCCTGATCTTCCGGCATGTGCCGGGAACCGTCATGAATCCCAAGCGCTTCAATCCGGCGAACCTTGAGCCCGTTGACCTGCACCATGATGAGGATGGCGCGTATTTCATCCTGCCCGCTCACTCCTATGGGCTGGGTGTGGCGCTAGAAAGGCTGCGTGTGCCGTCCAATATCACGGTAATCTGCCTAGGAAAGAGCACCTACGCACGGCTGGGGATCATCACAAATATGACACCTGCTGAAGCTAGTTGGGAGGGGCATTTAACGCTTGAATTCTCTAACTCATCTGGCGCAGATTGTCGAGTTTACGCGGAGGAGGGCATCTGCCAACTTCTATTCTTTGAAGGTGATCCGTGTGATACTACCTATCAAGATCGCAAGGGAAAATATCAGCACCAGCCTGAGCGCGTCATTATTGCAAGGGTCTAATGCAACAAATCAAAATGAAGAAAGCAATCAACAAGCGTAAGATTGCTTCATCCGCCAGGCGTGATCCTGGTACGTTGATTCAATTTGGGGCATATATTTTCCCAATCAATGATATAGCAAGAATTGAGGATAAAGTTAAAAAATTGTACGATCATGAATCGGATCAGCAGATAGGGTGGACATTTTCTGTCGTATTGAAAAATGGTGATATTTTATTGTGGGAAATTGACGAAAGAGACTATGACGACCAAGAAGCTTTGATGGATTATTATACTCAATCGAAGGAGTACGCCGAAGCATTACGAATTGCAACAATTCAGCTTGTGTGGGGATCAGACGTTACAATAGTGAGGCCCGAAGACACTATCCATGACGACTCCGTTTGATTCTCTGGTCTCTGTTTATGGGGACATATTTCCGCTGAAGGATATTCAGCGCGTTGGGCCGTTGTATTGGGTGATAACAGAATCATGTCCGGCAGTTATTCAGTACGAAATCCATCTCTGCACTGGGGAGATTGCTGTGATTAGATACAATACAGGTCAATATATTAAAAATATGATGGACTGGAATCAAGTAGAACAAGGTCGTCAACAGATCATTGATGCACGCTGGCCAACGATGCACAAAATTGTTATCCCGGATCCAGCGATAGAGAGGCAAGGTGATGACTGTTAAATCTATGCCAATCTGGCTTGAAGCCTACATAGCGGCAGAAAAAGAAAAATTTAATAAGTTTTCAAAAGCCATAAAGCCACGTACGAGAAAGTATTACTTGCTGAAAATTTCTTGTTCATTGATAGCTATTGGATCTAGCGATAGGGAGGCAAGGCGAGGTATTGAGACGAGCCAATAATGAAATGTCTTAATTCTTAACCACGACTCACTAACCCCATGGGCGACTCAAGCGGCCTTCCCGCAAAAGCAGTCTTCATCCGACAGCTATCCGGTCCTTTAGCAAAAGAATGGAATGCCTGTAAACAAAGCGACAGCCTATGTTTATACTACGAAATTGATGGACTGCGACGCATTCTTCATGATTTATCCCACCCAGATGCGATCAACTACCGGGAGCTTGCTGGTGATCGTTATGTTCCACTTGGATCCATGCAATTTGTACCATTTGGATCTGTTGAGTTTACGCAAGAATACTGTAAGCAAATGGGCATTGTTTTGCCTCCCAACTTTTCTTATGGTGTGCATCCTGGTCAACTGGATGAGTTTTTATTGCGCAGGGTAACAAGACATCCTTATGATGATGTTGCAAACGATAGATTCATTAAACCAGTCAAACTTAAGTTGTTTGATGCTGGAAAAAAGGCAGATATTACAAATAGTGCTTATCATATTAACCCAGATGTGTGGGCTTCAAAATTTGTACAGCTTGGGGCAGAATTTAGGTACTATATTCATAAAGGTAAAATACTAGGATGGTGCCGATATGATGCTTTGAACGAAGACTACCCTGATCCTGATCATAAGCTAGTTGAAGCCATTGTAAGTAAAATTAACGCAACAAGCGACGCAGTGCCTATCGCTTATTCTGTTGATATTGGGTACAGAGTAGACCTTGATCGCTATTGCCTGGTTGAGATGAATGATTTTTGGTCGCTTGGATGGTATACCTATAAAGATTCGCAATCAAAGCCGATCACAGCAGAGCAATATGCTCAAGCGGTGGTTGATCGGTGGTTGCAGATCTCTACTCCATTAATCCCATGAACATTCTTCACGTTTCCCGTCAGACCTACAGCGAAGTGGTGATCAGGCGTGTAGACTGCCCTACGTGCAAGCGCATTAGGTTTATGGTCATCACACATGCGCCATGGTATGATACAGACCGCACCTGTCTTCGATGCGGCGAACGATGGGACGTGGATGGCACCAGGGCCGATAGGCCATTTGAACGCGGATGGCGCAAAAAATCAATCCAAGCCGCCAAAGATCTTTACCGCAAGTATCATCCAAAAACAACTCACAACCGCAACTCAATTCATCAAGGACAAACAAAATGAAACCATTTGACTATTATTCCAAGCCACAGACGTCATTTAAAAAGCATCGGGACAGGCATAACGAAGAATCATGCAGACTTCATCAGCAATTTATATCTGATCTTTATGCTGAATTTGATGTCAGCGACCATCCCAAAAAAGGCGAGGTGTTTGGCCTTGCGTGGGAGTATGGACATGCGGGTGGACACGAGAATGTCTATAATTATTTTGTGGATTTAGTTGAACTTATTAAAGATTGATCATGCCATTCTTTGCCCCAAATCACGCTATCATTGAAGCTATTGAATATGACGGCACACCGCAATGCGCGAGCGAAATTGCTAAATGGGCCAAGCCTCAAATTGTTAGGCCGGGGATCTCAGTTAGCTTTGCCGATAGCAAGCTTTTTGTGCTTTATTTTGATCGCGCCCAGTCAATGACTGACGCGCGAGAGATTAGCAAGGGTGACTATATTGCTATTGAACATGGAAGGCCTATTGTAATTTCTGGCGAAGAATTCAAATCCGAATACGAGCTTGTTCCTTTGCTGGATGATTGACTAAGAATCATAGCAATTAGGCCGCGATTAGTGCTACAATTAAGGCGTGTCTTAGGTCTTTATGAGTTCGTTTCCGCGCATAGACATGCTGTCAGTTGCCGCAAGGGATGCCTATGATGGCTTCTCCTTGCTTGGCGTGCTCGAAACACAACATCGAATAGAGACAGCAAGATCCGCTGAAGTTGAGCCTTATGCCGAATCGTTTAGGACGTATATTAAAACATCTTATCCAAGGTTTCCATTTACAAAGCACACAAATAGACTGATTGATATTGCCCAGCGTGTTGCCGATGGTGATCTGCCTAGGCTTATGGTGGAACTCCCGCCTAGGCATTGGAAATCTACGATATTTTCTAGATTTTTGCCTGGTTATTGCATTAGAAGGTTTCCTGACCGTAGCGCTGGTATTTGTTGTCATACACAAGATCTTGCGACAGGATTTAGTGAGAATGCACGGGATTATTTTGTAGCATCTGGAGGGATCCTGCGGGCTTCCCTGCGTGGCAAGGAAGAGTGGGGACCCGATGATGGGATCGGGAGCTGCTGGACTGCTGGGGTCGGCAAGGGTACGGGCAAACCGGGTCATTTTTTGTTTGTGGATGATCCGATCAAATCCAGGGAGCAGGCAGAATCAGCGGCATATCGGCGGCAGATTCACTCATGGTGGGATTCGGTGCTGAGCACACGAGAGGAGCCTGGTAGCTCAATGGTGATTGTTCATACTAGATGGCATGAATATGATCTAATTGGCTACTTGCTGGAGAAGAATTTAGAACTTGAAAAAGAAGGTCTTGAAACCGAATGTGAGCGCTGGCATGTTATATCGCTACCCATTGAAGCATTGCCCGCGAATGATATTAAGCCATTGCCTTCTAGTGTAACGAGAGAGATTGATTCAAGAAATGTTGGAGAACCGCTAGATCCCGATAGATTTGGTCAAAAGTTTATCAAAAGGAAGCGTGCAAACACTCCTCCGAGGGACTGGGAGGCAATCTATCAGCAGAGGCCAAGCGCTGGCGCGGGTACCGTATTCTTCAAAGATCGCCTCGCCTTCTATAGCTGTGATCACTGGAGAGGATTAGAAGGTGACCCAATCCTGCCACAACAATTTATCCGTAAGATTCTATCTGTAGATTGCACATTTGATGATACAGCAGGTAGCGATATGGTCGCTATGGGATTATATGGGCAGACTGAGCATGGCTTATGGAAGTTAGATCTTGTCAACGAAAGATTAGACTTTCCAAAGACCTTAAATATGATCAAAACACTTTACAAAAAGCATTATTTTAATGAGTTGTTGATTGAGAAGAAAGCTAATGGCGCTGGCATCATCAAGATGCTCGAATCTGAGCAGTCCCATGGCTTCCGGGTGGTTGCTGCTGGCGTCGGAGAGATGGGCTCGAAAGAGGGCCGGGCTAATGCTGCCAGTGTAGAAGTAAATAGCGGCCGCGTGCTGTTGCCAAGGTCAGCTCCGTGGACAAATGAGTGCATAGATCAGCTCACTAAGTTCCCATCTGGTGTACATGATGATATTGTGGATGAAGTAAGCCAGGTTGTGATTTATGTCACTGGAAGTGGGCCATTGAAGTTTGAAACCGTAAGTTGGGGATATGGCGTAGCAATGATACCAGGAAGTGGCGGAAATAGCCATGGAATAGGATATAATCAAGCTGCCATGATTGGCGCTCAAAATGGAGTTTACAGCCGATGAATCGCCAGTCAACGCAAACACCTAAGGCTGTTGGTGCTCGAAGCACTAAAGTTCGAGCGGTTAATCATGAAAAGACCGAAGTCAAGACCAAGATTGGATCGCCAACAGAATATAGCGAACAGCTTGCGATAGACAATATCAAGCTAGCACAGAAACACGCTCATGTGATGTCAATACGAACAAAGATGCCCTATGAAGACTTATATCAAGTTGCGTTGATTGGCCTGATTAAGGCTTGTCGTAAATATGATCCATCCAAGGTTAATCCTGACAATGGCAAGCCATATAAGCTAAGCACAATTGCCGTGCCATTTATTGATGGTGCGATGTATCAATACCTAAGGGATCGTGGCCATAGCACAGGCGTCAAGTTTCCTGACCGATGGAGAGATAAGGCTAGTATTGTCCGTAAGATGTCTGCGAATGGATCCTGTGTTGAAGATATTGCAACCGCAACTAACTTACGAGCTGATGAAGTAAATGAAATCCTAACAGCACAAAGCGCACCAGTTGCGCTAGATCCAGAAATCAAGCTGTATTCAAATAGCATTGATGATAGCGAATATGAAGACTTTTATGAGCTGATACAAGCGCTAGCAATCGTAGATCGAGCACATGCCGCAATATCAACAATTGATCAAGGATTGCTGGAAGCAGCATGGAATCATCAGCGCCGTAGGCAGATTGCAACCGGGCCATTTTTTCAATTTATGCAACGCGCCAAGAAGGTGTTGTCTGGTGTTTCGATTGTAATTGAAAAGCAAATTGATTTGTCTATTGAAGTCAAAACAGAAGAAAACCTGACGCCCATGTCATCAGGCAGGCGCAGGGTATCAGATCCGAAAGAAATAATAGATACTGTAATGAGCCAGCTAGACCTATTTTAACTCTTAACGGGAAAACTAGCCTAGCATATATGGTAGATAACGGTGCAGCAAAGACTTTCACATCCTACGAGCAATGGTAAGCTGCCATCATTCCGCCATCCTAGGCTAGAAGAAGTCATAGATGATTTGGATCTTGTTTATGATTGTTGGGAGCAACTGCGCACAAAGGATCAACAAAAACGCTATCTAATCAGGGAGCAAGCTGAGCCGCTTGTGGCCTATCGTGGCAGGCTAGAACGTGCATCATATCCGTCATACTTTAGGGACGGAATTGATGCCTTTGCTGGTGAATTAAGTCGATTTGAGTTGCGTAATCCACCGAAAACTTTGCTTGCTAGTCAAAATGATATTGATGGTAAAGGCACAAGCCTAAAAGCCTGGTTTATGGCTGCTGATGCGTTGCTGATGCGTGATAATGGCTGCCTGCTGATGGTGGATAAGGAAAAAAGCACAAACAGAACAAGAGGAGATGATATTGCAAATGGCAATAGGCCATTCTTTTCTTATGCTGAGCGCCGTAATGTATTGAACTGGCGTACAGCAAAAGATAATGGCAGGGAGGTTATATCTGCTGTAACAATTCTTGAATGGCATGAAGAAGCGGATGGTGAATATGGGGTTAAGTTAGTGCCGCATTATCGCGTTATGCAAGGTGGTGATTGGAAGCTGCTAAAGATTGTAGGCGAATCAAGTGATCGCGGTGGATTGCGCAATAAGGCAACACAAACAGTAGAAGAGGTAGATCAAGGAGAATTCATTGGTTATCAAAAGCAAAAGCTAAAGTATCCTCCCGTGAAATGGTATAATAATCCAAGAGATGGCATAGGTGAAGGTGCGCCGATGTTGCTTTCGACTGCTAAATTAACACTAGATTGGTATAGAAGTTATAGCGATTTGAAAGAGTTATTGCATAAGTGTGCGATGCCTATTCCAGTGCTGAAAGATTCTAATCGGCAGATGATACCAGGGCCAGATGGTACTCCAATGCCAGCACCTATTGTACTGGGTCCAAATCAAATCATGCAGATTTTTGATAAAGATGGTAGCTTTTCTTTCGCCGAGCCAAGCGGTAGCAGCTTGGATAAGCACATGCAAGTGCTAAAAGAATTAGAAGCAAATATCGACCGTAGCTTGCTTAATTTTGTGCTCAGTGGTAGTAGCAATCGAACCGCAACAGAAGTTGAACTGCAAAGCGCAAGCATTCAAGCAAACCTAACAAGCTTATCAGAATCCAAAGAATCTGCAATGCAATCATTGTATGAGCTATGGGCAAAGTTCACGGGTGAACAAATACCTAATGATGCCGGTCTTGATATGAAGGCATCCATCACAGAGAAAGAAGTTGATAATGATACGCTAACTATGTGCAGTGGATTATACGATAAGGGTCTGATGATGCGCGAAACGTTCCTTGCGCTGGCGCAGCGCCGTGGGCTGCTCAGGCCCAAGGTAGACGCGAAGAAAGAGGCTGCACTGCTTGCAGTTGAAGATGAAAAAAATAACGCACTGCTAAATCCTCCTGCTCCATCGCCCAATGATCTGGCGGGCGATAATGTAGACGCGCAGGGGCTGCCTATTCAATAATTGCGGGAAAAATATAATGATTCTAAGTTAAGACTGTAATGGCTCGCGGCGGCAGATCAGGCAAAAAGCGGACCCAATACGTCCGCGACGCGCAGGGGCAGTTCGCCTCAACACCAGGCGGTGGCAAAAAGGCCACACCTAGCGCCGTCAGGAAAGCCGCTAAGGCCGCTACGCTGAAGGGCGGCACACTAGCAGCCAGAACATCCCTGAGGAAGTCCAGGGCCAAGCTCAAGGGCATCGACAAGGCGGATCCAACCCTTCAAACTTCACTATCAAAACGTGCACAGAAAGGTGCCGTAACTCGTGGCAGCAAAAATCTAACCAAGACGATTAAGTCAAGCCGAACACGACTGATTGGTGCTAAGCCTAACGCAAATACAATCAAGAAAAAGCGGCCAGCTTCGATGGCTCACGTCTTGAAAGATGTGACTCGTTCAATGTCGCCAGATGATGCGCAACGTGTACTAGGGAAGAAGCCACTTGCAAAGCGAAAAATCAACGCAACCGTTAAGACGAGCACAATTAAGAAGAAGCGCAGTCCTATACTTGAAGCTAAACCATTACAAAAGCCAGCGGCTGAACGTCCGGGCTCGATGACTTCTATCTTGAAAAATACGCTACGCACACTAGCTCAAGCTGATGCGCAACGCATAAGAGAAATTGAATCAATTACAGGGCAAAAAATTAAGCCAATTAAGCAGCGTGCTGCCGCTATTGCCGCTGGAGATCGCGTCAGGAGCACGGTCAAGGGCGGCAAGGTTGCGGATACCCTGCGGGCGGGTCTTCGTGAGCTGGCGCAGAGCGATGCCAGGACCATGCGGGAAATGTCAAAGATTGTGAAGGATGCGACGCCTAGGGTGGGCGGAGCGAAGGGAGAGAATAGTATCAAAGAACTCGCGAAGCCTAAATTGAAACGCGAACCAAAAACAAAATCTGACATAATAAAACAAACTCGAAGAATTATTGAAAAAGCAAGTGCACGAAAAGAGAAATCCATGTATTCATACGTTATATTCAAGAACGAAAAACGAATTAAAAATGCTACAAAGATTAGAGAAGCAATATTCAACCCACCAAAGCAAAAAAAACAAAGACAAAAGCGGGATCCATCGCGCCCTACTAGCAAACAGCTTGCAATACGAAGATGGCATGCATCTATGGATGCATGGAATAGAGCCCAAAGAATGATCTAAAAAGCAAAAAGCCCGGCTAATCCGGGCCATTGCTGTTGATTGAGCCTGGCGATAATCAACCTGCGTCAGTTAAGTCGATCCCTACGATTCTCATGTTGTCGCGCTTCATGCCGATCTGCTCCATTTCGTTAAGTGCATTCATTGCAGACTGCCAGGAATCAAATAGCAGGTCATTAGGGCTAAACGCCTGAAGGTAGTCGGTTGCCCCTGAATTACGATCCAGCCACACACCATTGTGGCGGTACTGCAGCTCAAAGCGTTCCTCGGATTGAATGGTGGTCATTGGGTTCAATGCAGTGGATGGGTCTCCCCACGACCAAATAATACACCATCATCCCATGGCCCCGGAAAAATGAAACAAGCTGTAACATAGGCAGATCAACCGCCGATAACCCATGGCAACCATAGGCGACCAACAGCTAGCACTATCTGACGATTATGCCGAAGCATTAGATATGCTAAGCAATCGTGCGGTTGATAATACCAAAGCGGCCTTAGTGCGATCACTTAAGCGTACCTTAAAAGATCTGCGCCGATACTATTCAGATTTCATTGATCCTGAGCTGAAAAAATATCAATCAGCCGATGGCAAGATGCGTCGCCCAATGTCATATTCTATCGCTGATAGTAATGCCAAAATGGTTAAGCTTCTTCAGATTGCGCAAGAATACTTTCCAGAGCAAGAATTGAATCGTATCACAGCACAATATAAGAAAGATTTTGGCGAAGCCGTACAGCTTGGCGGTGATTTGGGTAAAGAATTGGCGCAATTAGTTGATTCTGATGGCAAAGGGAATAGCATGTTTGTTGGCGCCAGTAAAGAAGCTGTGATCGGCGCCGCTAACACAGCATCAGCTTATATCAGGCGCGAAGTTGAAACTTTTCGTGATGATATTGCACGCATTGTGCAGGATGGTATTGGACGCGGGAAAAGCTCTAAAGCATTAGAGAAAGATATAAGAGTTGCACTATTGGGTGCAAAGGATCCAAATAATATCACACCTAAATTAGGTCTTCTTCGCCGGGCTGAATTGATTGCAAGATCTGAGCTTGCTAATGCTTATACTGGTGCGCAAAAAGCAGCCGCAGCGCGTAATGGGTATAAGTATGGGAGGTTTATTACAACACAAGATGAAAGGACTTGTCCGTATTGCGCATCTAGGCATGGTAAGATATATTTGTTAAGTGAAATGACTGGAACTTTGCACCCTAGATGCGTCTTGGGTGATACAAAGGTTTCCCCTGGGCCTTTCTCTGCGGTTATGCGCGGCTGGTACCGGGGCAACATCGTAACCATAAGACTTGATGATGGGAGCAGCCAATCCGTCACCGGCCATCACCCAGTGTTGACGACTGATGGAATCAAGCCCGCTTGCGCTCTCAGCAAGGGTGATAATTTGATTGGTGATCGCATTAATATCCTCTCTGATTCCTGCTCTGAACCAGACTTCCACCAGGTGCCAGCCTGCGCCGAGAACATATTTGCGGCGCTTGTTCAATCTGGCGCCATGCCTGCCGTAAGCGTGCCAGTTTCCCCCTTGGATCTCCACGGCGATGGAGTGTGTATTGATGGCAAGATCGAGATTGTAAGGTCCACAAGCCTTCTCGAAGGTTACTGGAAAACCGCGACAGGCAAGAATGCTGGCGAGGGCAATAGCGCGAGTCGATACATGGCTTTTAGACAGTTCTCTACCTTGCGCCTGCCTGATCTGACGATCCTCGGGCTGGGGGGTGCCGCGTGTGGCAGCATGAGCATTCTGAGTGAGGCGCAATCTGTCCTCGCGGGAGGATTGAGCCATGCGGAGATACATAGAATCACTACGTCCGCGTGGCGTAATCCCTCGCTCACGCAACCTGTTGTCAATGACACTTCGACTAACAAAAAATTGCTCGGCAAGTGCTTTGACGCTTTTCCCGGACTCGTACAGACTCACAATATCATCGACATTCAGATGAGCGAATTTTCTGGTCATGTTTACAGTTTTGAAACATTTTGTGGCTACTATTATACAGGATCCCAGTCAAGGATCGTTAACCAAAATTGCCGATGCAGCCTATCTCCAGTTTCTGATCTTGCAGTAGAAGAAACTGATCCCGAATTGCGCCGTGAATTATTAAGGGAAGACTTTTGGGAGAAGGAACGGAATAATGTATGGAAAAAGTTTGCCGATACTAAAGAATGGCCATTTGAAAAGGCTTCTAAAGTATTAGAAGATCACCTTAAAAAGCCATCTGCCAGTGAGAAACGGCTTTATCCTGACATCAAGGAAGCTCCTAAGCCGGTTGCTTGATTGTTGCGGTTTGTTACGGTGGGACACTGATGAGCTGCTTGTGTTGTATGGTATGAATGCTAGAGCAATCCAGCGCTAGCATTGCGTTCCCTTAACCCATGACTGCTCAATTCAATTTAGAGTCTGTAGTAATCGAAGATACTCAATACATTCGAGCTGACCTTTGTCAGCAACGAGCAACGGGCAATCGCGCTGTTGTTGTTGTCGATCGAGGGTGGATCTTTGCTGGTAACGTGCAGAGAACAGAGGCTGAGATTACATTGTCTCAAGTTGTGCATGTTTTCAAATGGTCAAGCATTGGATTTGACGGCATGATTGCAAATCCAAAATCTGACAACGTTGATTTGCGCAAAATGAATCAGGAAGTCAAGATACCGCTTGCATCCGTGATTTTTGCCATTCCAGTTGATGACGACTGGGGGATTTGATTGGTTTGTTTCAGGATGCACAATCTCGCGCATCCTAAATTCCACCTATTAACAAAAGGTTTTATGCCTGATTCTGCATTCCTGCCGGTTGGCAATGGCAATGGCAATGGCTATGGCGATGGCTATGGCGATGGCAATGGTAATGGCGATGGCTATGGCTATGGCAATGGCTATGGCAATGGCTATGGCTATGGCTATGGCTATGGCGATGGATATGGCAATGGCTATGGCTATGGCTATGGCTATGGCGATGGATATGGCTATGGCTATGGCTATGGATATGGCAATGGCTATGGCGATAGCAATGGCTATGGCTATGGCTATGGCGATGGCTATGGAACACCATCTATTAGGATTAGAAAATGAAGGTCAAAGAATTGGCTAAATGGCTTGCATCCTTTGAGGATCAAGACGCTGAAGTGGAAGTGATAAGCCATTTACGCGGAAGCAGTTATTATGATCAAGGCGGCACTGCAACCACAGTGCCATTAGACGTAGAAAAGCACATAACCTATACTGACTTGCGCGGCAATCCATTTATTGAGGAAGGCTGTTCATATCATGGATTACGTACGCTACTGATGGGCGAATTGGACGCCTAAAACCAAACTCATTCTACCGAGCATCATCATGATTGGATTTACAGCAAAAGAAAAAGCAACTATAAAAATGTATGGGAAAAGAGCGACGATTATCGGCAGGCTCGCATGTCCCGTGATCGGAGTGTTTGCCTTTTTTGCGCCAGGCCTTGCCACATACCTGATTGTAAAGATAATCAGGGAGAATCCAGAGCATTTTGTGAGTGATTAAACGTCAGGGGAAAATAACAACAACCGCCTCTGCCACATGGCAAAATCCAAAAAACAAAAAGCCAGCGCCAAAAAGGTCTCCTCCGTCATGCACGAATGGAAGACCGGTGCGCTTCATAGTGGCAAGGGCGGTCCTGTTGTAACCAGTCGCCAACAAGCCATTGCGATTGCATTATCACAAGGCCGAAAAGCGGCAAAGGGGAAGAAGAAAAAATAGCGGGAAAACTGAGGAAGCCATCTTTCTCCCTCATGATGTACGCCAAAAAGCCTGCAAAACCAAGCAAGAAAGGTGGCAGCAAGCCCAAAGGCGGAGGCAAACCCAAAGGTGGTGGCAGCAAAAAGACTCCCTCCAAGCCGAAGCCTAAAAAGCCCAGCGGTGGTAGCATGTTCCCTGATTACAATAGCATTAAAGTTGCTTAATCAATGAACAGAACACCTACGTTAAGAATTATTCAAGCGATTGCTGTTTGTGTTGCTAGTCGCAATGCTGAAGGTGCAATGCAAGGTCTGCGCGTATTGCTAGACCTTGCAGATGAAGATGATGCGGAAAAGATGATTCGACTATTGTTGGGTCATCTATCTGCAGGTGATCGCTTTTGGCTCGGCACAATTAATGGCGAGCGCAAAAAACAGGATCTTGCAGTGATCTAAAATGTTGGTTCAACTTCCTGATTTAGATAGTTCCTGGCGGCAAACTAGCACGATTAATGATCGTGAACTGATTAGGACATATCTAAATTATCCAGCATCAGAGGCTAGTCTTACGCTAATCATTCAGCAGATGAATAGCGTATCTTCCGTATCACCTGAAACGGTTGAGCGTATTCAAGGCTGGCTAGATGAGATCATCGAACTAGAGGAAGTGCAGGCCGATGCGGTTGCTGATGGCACCGCACATCTTGGCAATGTAAAGGAATATGAAGGCGTGATTCCAGGCACCAGCCCAACACGGGATCAGCAGCTCAGTCAGGCCGGCAAGCTGGCATGGGATACCAGCGTGCTAAAGGCCCGCTATTCGTTTGACGGAAGCGCTCGAAGCACCGCTCAGGGCCAGCGTGATGAACGGCGCGGAATGCTGGTATCACGCATCTCACAGGCTGTTGGCATCCCATATAACAGCCATGGCGGATATGGTAGCGCGACACTGATTAGAGGATGATTTTTCCTCCTGCAGAAAGGATAGCGCTTTTGACATCATCTAAGGCGTCTTTTTTAACCTCAACAATGATTAAGGTGTATTGCCGTTTCTTGCGCCATAGCTTAATCTGTGCGCCAAGACTTCTAATGTAATTACCAACGCTATTTAACACAGACCCGCTAGATACAACTAGACTTGCATTAGGTGGTAAATTCTTGAATTCATCATCTAGGTCGCTTATTTCAATGCCATCTAACTCAAGTAATATGTCCTCCATATAATTTTTACCCCAGAACTGATCATCAGCAATAAAAGCCTGCCATTCGCTTTTGGAGATTTTCATGATTCACTGGGAAGCAGAGAGATTGTAACACTATTGGAGGTGTTAGGCTTAACGCACATTTTTAAAGCGCGATGAACGGCGCGGAATGCTGGTATCACGCATCTCACAGGCTGTTGGCATCCCATATAACAGCCATGGCGGATATGGTGGCGCGACACTGATCAGAGGATGATCTTTCCTCCTGCAGAAAGGATGGCGCTTTTGACATCATCTAAGGCGTCTTTTTCAGCTTCAACCAGAAACGTTGAATGGCTTGTTTTTTTGCGCCATATATTAATTTGCGAATTAATTGATCGAACACGCTTGCCGGTATAGTCATTTCCTATAAAGCCGCTAACGGTAATTTTTGCACTAAGAGGCAGGTCGTCAAAATCCTCGCTTGTATCATCTTTTATTTCTTCTCCTTCATGTTCTATTTTGACGGACATGAAGTGTCTTGCGCAAAGGTCGTAAAGATGATCGCTATAACGAAAATCAAGCCATTCTTTTTTGGAGATTTTCATGATTCACTGGGAAGCAGAGAGATTGTAACACTATTGGAGGTGTTGGGCTTAACGCACATTTTTAAGCTGTCATACAAAGTTCCTTTGTGAACCACACAATCAATTGATCTTACCTCAATAGATGCCGCTTTTTTGTCGATGGAGACTTCAAATGCAGTTTGATCACCAACAACAAATCGCACAAATTTAACACCATCAAGAACTTTAACGTTTTGCGTTAAGGTATGACCGGTTTCAATGCGCATGGCCAGGGGGATTAGATCAGTGACAGATCCTATCGTAAACCATCGCGGCCAACCCTCTGATGATTGCAACAAAATGAAACAATCGGGAAAGCTACAGTATGTAACCCAATCTTCTCATGCCACGCGGTCGCCGCCGTACTCAATACGTTAGGGACAACTCTGGTCGCTTCGCCTCGACTCCCGGAGGCGGCCCGTCCAAATCATCGCCAGCAGCCGTCAGGAAGGCCGCTAAGGCCGCTACGCTGAAGGGCGGCAGCCTGGCCGCTCGGACGAGTCTCAAGCGGTCCAAGGCTAAAATGGCAAGCATAGACAAGGCTGATCAGAGTCTTAAGACTTCACTCTCCAAGCGAGCGCAAAAAGGAGCAGTAACTCGCAGTCAAAAAGCCGCTCGTGCCGCGATCAAATCCAGTCGCAAGCGTATTGAACCAACAAGCGCAACGCTAAAGCGAAACAGGACGGTAAAAGGATTGCTTTTGGTTGGCATAAAAAGAAAAACTAAGTTGATCAAAGAGCTAACCGCTGCAAAAGAAAAGAGGCAACAAGAGAAAAAAACCGCCGCTAAAGTTAGCGCTGCAATCAAGAAAGGGCCTGTACCGTCAAAATTAAAATCAAAGACAGCGCCACCACCCCCTCCGCCGTCAATATCTAAAAAGTCAAACGATGGCGAACCTGTATTAGTCCAAAAAGAATCTAAAGCCCCTGGATACAAAATACCAAAACCCCCTGCTGGATATAAAGCATCAGAATCGCCTAGCAAGACGCCATCCAAGGGACGGAGAATGGAGGCACGCATTTCTACTATTAGAACAAACCGATTAAGGAAAGATGGATCGCCAGATCGACAATGGAAAGCGTATCAAACCGAAAAGCGAGCGGCAGAATTCTTGAGAGCTGCCGCTAGATTTGCCGAGCGAAAGGGTATTAGCCTAGATCAGGCATTGCGAAGCGGCCCAAAAAATAGCACGGCAAAAAGCAGGAAAAAGAAAAGAAATAGGTCTTAACGGGAAAGCTACAGTATGTAACCCAATCTTCTCATGCCACGCGGTCGCCGCCGTACTCAATACGTTAGGGATGCTTCAGGGCAGTTTGCCTCGACTCCCGGCGGTGGCCCGTCCAAATCCTCACCATCGGCCGTCAGGAAGGCCGCTAAGGCCGCTGCCTTGAAGGGTGGCACGTTAGCCGCTAGAACCTCCCTAAAGAGATCCAAGGCCAAGCTAGCAGCATCTCCCAGTCCCCAGCAAAAAGGCGCCGTAACTCGTGGACAAAAAGCCGCCCGCGCTGCGATCAAATCCAGCAAAACAAGGCTAAAAACAGGCTCAGAGTCTAAACTTCGCAAGGGTCTGGCAACAACTCTTTTGACGATGGCGAAGAGCAAGCCCAAAGCGAAACCTGTTGAAGCAAAATCTACCACAAAAGCAAAATCTACTGCTAAAGCAAAGCCCACTACAAAAACAAAGAAGACCACCACTAAAGCGCAGCCTACGCAGAAAAAAGTAGAAACAAAGCCTAAAACATCAAAGAAAGTAGAAGTAAAGCAAGTCGATAAAAAGCCGCTGGCCAGGAAGGAGAATCTTGCCGCACAACGCGCTAAGCGAATGGCAGAAAAAACAGGAGTGATTCCTGGCAGCAAGTTTGAAAGTGGCCAGGCCGTTAAAACAATGAGCCTGAAGGAAATGCGTAGTGCTGTGATTAAGTCTGTCAAAGGAGCAGGCAAGCTTTCAATGGCCGCAATTGCGGTTGGGGCTGGCACGGGAACAGGTATATCGAGGATAGAATCAGGCCGAATGCCCAAGACGCGCAGTGAGTGGGAAAGGGCCTATCGCGCTTTGGTAAGGCTGCCCATGAGTGACAGGGGAAGAAAAGAGAAGCCTGGTGTTATCAACGGCATTGATATTCACAAAAACTTTAGGCCATGGGCTGTTTTTGGATTGAACCCCAAGACGGCAAGTAAGGCTGATGTAGAACAAGCCTACCGAAGGATAGCAAAAAAGGTGCATCCTGATGCTGGTGGTCGTCAAAAAGATTTTGAACGGATTAAGTCTATGCGTGACTCGATCGTTTCAATGAGAAACATAGGTGAACAGATGAAGATCGACGCCAAAAAAAGTAGCCCTAAAACTAGCTCAAAAGCCAAGAAAAAATCTCAATCTAGAGCCAGGCCTTCTATGCTAATGCTGCCGCCATCCAGATCGTAATCATGGCAACACCCTTTGCTCAGTTCCCTGGAATGCGCATGGTTTGGCGGCGGCCAACGGATGCCCCCGCTGATCTGCGCGAAGGCATCAGGCCAGCGTTTGATACGGTTGTACTGGAAGCCTATGTTGACACCAGCGGGCCTAGCAGTGAGCAGCCCCTGGGCGGGCAGCATATTGGATCCGCTAGCGTGGAGGGCAATATCACGCGATGGGCTGTGCTGCCATCGGGAGCAGATTGGCTGGATGCCGGATCATCGTGGTCATGGGATGATTCGGGGCTGAGACCAGCAGGGTTGCCGAGGGGGGAGAAAATGGCGGCCTTTTTGGGTGCTGTTACAAGCCTTCCTGATCTAGGCGACGGTGAAGTTGGGTGGTTGACTATTGCTACGATGTCCAGCGAAGGCGGAATTGATGGTATCGTAAGGCAGTTTGCGGGTGATGAATTTACCGGCACATTTGCAGCAGGAAGATGAAGGCAACGACAAGAGTTAAAGGTGTTAAACTAAACGCATCATTTACCGCAAAAACAAATCTTGCTGCTGAACGTGCGGCGGCATTTGTGTTTCCTGAAATCAATTCAGCATTCATGGCTGCAATGGGCGCCGAAGTGTGGCAATGGCCGCGCAAAACAAGGCGCAGCGGTAGTCGCACAAAAGAAGGCAAAAAAACGCCTGGCATTATTGTTGGCAGTCCGCGTAATATCGTAGATCTTGGTACGCTAAGAGCATCAGGTTATTATACAATATCTGGAACATTATGCACATTCAAATGGCCCGTAGTTTATGCTACAGCAGTGCACAATGGCGCCAGAATTCACCCGTGGGGAAACAAAAAGTTGCCGCTGGTAACTCTACCTCCAAGGCCTTGGACATCTGCTGTATTGGGCACAATTGCAGTGCCTGGCGTTGAGAAGTATCCTTATGGTAAGATGTTTAAGTTAGCGTTCATTTCTGCCTACCGTAAGCTATGACAATCGACTTGATTCCCTGGGAGCAGGCTCCAAATGAAAAGCTAGAACCTGCAGAGATAAAGTGGAATGGAGGCATGTTTCTTGTGCCGCGATTAGGATATATGACACCAAATGAATTAACAAAAATCAGAGAGATTGATCCTGATAATGAAATCTATCGAATGACATTGGACGCTACCGCGACAATGCACAAGGCGATGGAGGCGAATGAATATCACAGCTTACCGCTTGAACATCAGCTTTTTTTGATGCTTAGTACAATTCATTTTGAACACAAAGGTGTTAGATCACTGGGTTTTGAAACTAATCCATTAAGAGAAGAGATTGAAACGAATTACAGAGAAATTCTTGATAATTATATTGCCTCAATTAGTGAACTAGAAAGGCGCGTTATGGTGCGCAGTGCAACCGTAATGATGCAAAGAATTGGGCCTGAATGGACAGATGAGGCAACTGCTGAGTTTCCCGAAGCAATACTTCTTTCTTTGTATTCACTGCAACAACAAGAGGAATATACAGGTAGAAACGAAGATCCTGCAGAGCAGCGCCGAGCGATTGAGGAAGACCTAAAAAAGTTGCAAGCGGCGGTGCGGTCAATTGTGGCCGCACGGACTGGGTTGAAGCCTACTGGGAATGCCGCAGATTATGGCCACATGCTACAGAATTTGAGCGAAGTAGCTTTGGAAGCCTCCCCGCCCCCTACGTCTCCGAAGCCCTTAAAAGAGGCTACAAAAACGAACGGGAAAGGCTTCACCGAGAAGAGTTGACTACCGCTCAGCTTGCGCTAATTCACGCAGAATCTAATCGGAATAAAGAAGTAAGAAGTGAGCCGTTTGATTTGAATGATTTTTGCTTCTTTAATGAAATAGAAGAAAAACCAAAACCACCTAGTGCAGCTGGTGCAGCCTTGCTAGCGCTATTGGATCAAGATTTGCTGCCGGCCTTTGCATTTAATGGCCCATGGCTTGAAGATCTAGCACGCGAAGGCAAGGGCATTGATCCGCCGTCTAGGCTGTGCTGGGCATCAGAGGATGCGATCCTGCTGGCGCCGTGGAGAGTCAGCCACGAAGAATGGGGAGGGATGTTGATAGCAATGCAAAGCGCTAATGATGCGGTGCGAACATTTTATGATGAGAAAGGCGCGTCTGTCACTTTAAGAATCCCCGAAAATGTTGTTCCCAAAAATGCGTTTAGCGCCGCTGACGGTAATGCCATTCTAATGATAGCAAGACGGGAAAACTTACAGTAGAAAACTTTCAATTGACAAATCATGACCACATCAGTTGCTTACACTCCTATTGTGGACAGGCAGCATTATATTGTGCCCATGCGAATGTCTTCTATTGTGCTGGAAGACGCTGCAATTGCCGCCGCGAACCAAGGAGCGCTGCTTAGCGACTGGATGGATGTTTCCAGTGTTATTTCTGGCGTCAAAGCAGTAACTTATTCTGGTAGTGGCAGCACTTTTGAAGTCTTCATTGCCCCAGAAACTTTCACCATCACAAATGTTGCGCGAGCAACTGGTGTTGTTACGCTTACATTTTCAGCTAATCCCACTGGAAAGATTGCCGTTGGTGATTTTGTGAAAGTTGCTGCCACAACTAACACATCTGTTAATGGCACAGTTGAAGTCAAGACTGTTACTTCTACTGGCATTACCTATGATCTGGCCGGGTCTAACATTACTGCGGTTGCTGATACGGGATCCGTCACCAGCGGCGCCTATCCCCTTGATGGGAATAGTAAACCCATCATGCTGAATAACATCACTGGAGCACCATTTTCGACAAGCACGAATACAGAATCGGTCATCACTGATGATGCCGCTACGCTGGGCAATGCCGTCACAGTGGCGCTTACCGATAGTCGAACCGCCGCCGTTAAAGGCATGACGGTGCATCGCGGAGTGGATCACAAGATCATGCAATTGTTCGACGCCTTCGGCACGTCTGAACAGCTCGCATTCAAATATCTGCGCGTCGGACCCGGTGGCACTAGTGAAAAGCTGTTGTGCTATGCTCAGCTTTCTTCAATCTCTGAGGATGGCGATAGCGGCACGCTGCAGAAATTTAACGCCACAATGACCGTGCTGGGCCGCACTTACAAGATCTTTGATAATACTGCGGCCTGATAATTGCGGGCAAAAGCCAAGCCTTCGGCCAGTCCGAAGGCTTTTTTGTGTCTTGTTATTGCTTGACTTGAATCGGCATGATCAAATACGTGGACAAGTTATCATCACTATCTGAATCTGTAATTACTGCTGGAGTTACAGGTGTATTGCAGCTTAATACAATTCGTTCGCATTTCAATGCTTTAACAGCATCTGTTAGATATTTCACGTTAAACGCTATTTCAAGCGGCTTACCTTCTAGATCCATGGCAAGCTGCTCGGACGCCTTCCCGCCATCCGCATCAGCTCGAATGGACATCATGCCCTGCTCATCGTTAAAGGCGATCCTGACGGCATTGCTACCGTTGGATGCCATGGCCGCAATAGTGCCGACTCGGCCCAGGGAAAGAGCAAAAGCTTTTCGATCAATTATCACTGATGTTGTAAAGCTTTTTGGAATCAACTGCTCAACATTGGGATATGCCCCAGCAAACGATCGCGTAGTAATAGTTGTTGCGCCAGACTTTATGATTAATTGATCGCGAAATTTAGATGGCGTAATGCTAATCTCTTCATCAGAAAGCCCAGCTATCTCCTTCATTGGAGCGATTGGAATTGTTAGATCAAGATCAGCAAGTGCATTAATTTTGTCACTAGGCACGGCAAATGCTGCAACGCCAAGGCGATGGCCATCGGTGGCGGCGCAGCGAATTGTATTGCCAATTGTTTTAATGTTAACCCCCATCAAGATCTGTTTTGCTTCATCAGTGCTGCAACAAAAAGATACACTACTGGTAATCTTGTTTAACTCTGCCGCTGGCAGCAAAATTGAATCACCCTGAATAACAGGAAAATCAGGAAAATCAATCGGATCTGACGCTGACAGCTCGTAATTCCCTGACAATGACGATATGGTAAACCTTTCTTCTTCTAGGGAGAGAGATACAGGGCTGTCAGATGGAAGCTTTGATACAATCTCGTGCAAAAGCTTGTAATTCACAGCGGTAGATCCTGGCTGACCAACTTGCGCCAGAATCTTGGTCTCAATACCAAGATTCAAGTCAAATCCTGTTAGGATCAGCGATCCTTCTTCTGCCTTGAGCAAAACATTGGTCAGGATTGGGTGGCTGGCTCGACTGGGGACGGCACGTCCGCAGGCGGTTAGCGCACGGGAGAACTCAGCCTGTGAAACGATCAATTCCATTGAGATGGGAGCGAATAGAAGTGGGGGTGGGGCTGATCAGGACCAGCAATGAAGGCCCGGATCTGATCACTGTGAACACGAGCCACCCATGCCGAAACAGGCATGGTGACTATCAAAAAGCCTAGCAGCATCTGCCAGTGAATTTTGGATTGTGTCTTTATGTAACGGCGTGAGCGCGTCATAGCGAAGCCAGCAGGCAAGAGTGTAGGTAATTGATAGTATTTTCGCGTGCATTATTGGCAATTTGTTGATCAATAGCATTAAGCACTGTGGTCTTGACTGAATCAATAAAGACCTTTGGAGTGCTCGCTATATTAATACCTAAAACCTGATGCAACGAAATATCGCTTAATTTAACAGTATCAACACGACTTACAAGACCACAAGCTCCTTCGATGCAAAATTTATGGCTAATACCTGGCAAATCTCCGATCTCAATAAGCCAATCAACTTCCATGGATTTATTTCTCCAGCACAAAGGGCCAATTACGCCATGGTCTGAGGTGATCTCAATCATGTGCAGTACGGGGGTGTTGTTTGGTTTTGCCCGATCGAAAATGCCGAGCACGCTTAAATGTTAGACCAAGGCACGCTATGGTTTCTCCAGTTACAATAGAATGCTGGATTCTACTTGCGGAAACATTTAAGTGACTAGCTGCTATTGATGCGCTACTCCATTCCTGACCAGTCTCCACGCATGTCACCGTGTAAAGCGACTTCTTTGGACAAGACAAGTAATCTTTTATTGAATCAATAACATCCATGTCTTCTATTACCGCATACAAGTCATCACGCGAAACACCATGAAATAGTTCTGGGCGTAAACGCGCCAGTCGCGCTAGATTCTTTCTTTCGACATACCAAAAACAATGCTTGACGGGCTTAAGAATGGCTTTTGTGTCAGTCTTTTTTGTTAGCTGCTCAATAGACCATCTGCTCCATTTAAGCATTCTTCCTGCATCAACTAATCTAATAATTGATGAATCCTCCACCATTATTGAAAGGCTTAGTTCTTCGCATTTATTCGTGATTGAATAACGTGTCCTTGTTGGCCACTTGCGCCGCCTTGCTGTTTGATTGTATCGTTTTATAGCGGAACAAAACGGGTACTCGCCAATGATTGACCGCAGGTAGTCAACTTCTTGTGTTGACCATTTGAATACTTTCTTTCCCATGGCTTAATTAAACACCCATGCCCAGCCACTGTTGGGACCTTCAACAAGCCAACGTGGATTCATGTTTTTGTAGCTATAATGTAATCTCATGCCATGAATACCTCCAGCTTTAACAAAGCCACCATTAACCAGATCTTGTTCGCCATAGGGATCATGCACAATCCATCCTTTTTCAGTGTATCCAATAATAGTAATATAATGACCACCGCCAGTGGGCCTTGTCACGGGACCATTGTGTAACATTCCAATGGCAACGGGACGACCATTGCTAATTTCCTGCTTGACCATATCTGCCGAGCAATTTGTGATGAAACGATGCTTGACACCCAGATGATGCAAAGCGTTTTGAACACTTGCCTGATTTGTTACATCACCATATTGCTTGACTAACTTAACAAAATAATTATCATCGACAATCCCGGGTTCATCTTGTTTTTTGACCTTCAAATAGTTTAGGCACATAGATATTGACGTAGGCTGACATTCTCTCCATCCTTCAGGGCCATTATCGCCCTGGGCAAAATAATGAACTATCAACGGATTCGGAAAGCTTGGCGATGGCGCTGGCGGGGCCGGGGGGACAGAGGGAGAAAAGGCCTTAGCCCATGGTGCGTCTTCCCTAAGAATTTGATCCGCAGAAGCACCATCTTTGATTGCTTGATACAGCAATCGAACGCCATCTTTCTGATGGCTTAGATTTGAATAGGCTTCAAAGCGATCTAAAAACCGCTCAAATGACAATGACATGTTCATAGGTTCCACAGTGAAACTGTCTCCCAGCCGAGAGAGTGAAGTCGTTCGAGTTCTGATTGCTCAGATCCTGGCGACACATCATAGACTACAGGCAATCCTACCGCTAGAGGGGGCGGATTAACAGGTTCTTCACAAATCAGTCTAATTTGATCGTGCATGGCGCCTTGGGGAGTGATTGTCTCATGGCCCATAGCGTAGCAGCCTTCTGGGCGTGCCATGCTTGCGCGAGCTGAGCGCATAGGCTCCGCAAGTTTTCAATGTCTGGCTCTTCCTGAATAACGCGCAACTGTCTCTCAAGTTCAAATTTTTGCGACAATGACAATTCCATTGAAAATCTTGCATTGCCTTGCCATATTACTCGAAATATCCTAAAATAAACCGATCTGTAACAATTTGAAAAATTAACACATGGCGCAACCTATTAACTCGTATGAAATTTTCGATCTTCTTGCTGATGACGAGGAAATCACGGATCTAATCGGAGTGCATCGCCTCCGCGATGGATCCACTAGGCCAGCGCTGGCCCACCTATTCCCGAATGAAGCCATTGAGCCTACCACAACAGCCGAAGGTGTTGAAATAATTGTTTACAGGTCACCACAGGGCACGATGACGAAGATAGCGGAAACAGGGCAAATACAAGTCATGCCAACTTTTCGCCTTTCCGTAACACAATGGGAGCCATCTTCTGGGGGATTCAATCAAGATGCTGTAATTAATAGGATTCTTTACTTATTGCCTGGCGCTAACGCATCAGATGTAACCATAGAAGACTTTACATCAGGACTTCAACAGCACACAATTACCTGGCTTTGCCATGCGGCGGTGCTCGAAGCATAAAACGGGAAAACTAGGCATATCGTAGTCGTCGCGTGGCAGATCTTCAGGTTTCATTAGCGTTTCTTCTTGAAAATCAAGAGGAGGTTGCACGCGAGTTAGAGCGTGCTGGGGGTATCGCTGGTAAGGATTTTGGCGCTGGATTAAGTGAAGGCGCAAAGAAAGCCTTTCAAGATTTAATTGCTCAAGCCGATAAAGCAGCCAAAGAAGCAGGCATTAAGTTTAACAGAACTGATCTTTCTTTCAGGACTGCCGCTGGAAAATTCATATCACAAGAAGAGCTGCGAAAATTATCTACTCTAAACAAAGGATTAGAGGAAGCCAAGAGGGCTGTCGATTCATTCAAGTCTGCAATATCTCAGGCAACAAGGGAAGGCGCTCAGGGTTTCGGGCTTCTTGATTCGGCAATTGCAGGTGTATCAATATCTTTGACAAGCAGGCTGTCTGACGCGCTGCTTGCGACACTAGGGTCTGTTCGTGGATTAGTCGGCGGGTTCCTTGAGTTAGACTCGGAAATTAGACTGGCTGCCGCCGCCGCTGGAGAGCAAGGAGGGTATCAAAAGCTTGGCGCTGTTATTGAAAAAGTTGGCATTGAAGCGGCAGGCACGTCGAAACAGGTTGCCGAGCTTGCCACATCGCTTGTGCGAGCTGGTTTTAGCGTGGATGAAGTGGCCAAGGCGTTGCCGGGCGTTGTTCGCGGTGCAGAGGCAACAGGAACAAGTTTCCAGCAATTTGGAGAGATTACTGGTAATACACTGAGGGGCTTTGGATTAGACGTTAAAGAAACGGCTCGTGTTGTCGATGTATTGGTAAATGCAGCAAATAGCAGCAACGCAAGTATTGAAGGATTAGGTTACACTTTTCAATATGCTGCTCCCATCGCCAAAGCATTGGGGGTGAGCCTAGAGGATCTGGCGTCAGCATCGGGGCTAATGGCCAACGCTGGTATTCAGGGCTCCGTGGCTGGCACTGGGCTTAGAACCGCTCTGGAGAAGCTTCAGCAGGCCGCAGGAGGGGCATCTCCTGAAGTGATGGGGCTGGCATGGAATCAAACTAGACTGGTGAGCGCTATGCAAAAAATTGGCGCCACTGTGATTGATACTCAAGGGAAGCTATTACCACTTGAGCAAGTATTTTTACGCCTAAAAGAAGGCCTTGAAAAGTTAAGCCAAGCCGATCAAGTACAGTTATCTAACATTTTGTTTGGTGATGAAGCGGGCTCAAAAATGCTTGCTATCACCAATCAAAGCTCAGATGCAATTGTGAAGATGTTTGGCGATATGAAGAATAGCGCTGGCGCAACAGATGTAGCTAGAACTGCAATGAGCGGCGCAAAGCTTGAGATCATGCAACTACAGGGAACCGTAGATGCGCTTGGCAATAAATTAGGGGAAGTCACTGTAATCGGAATGAGACCACTTGTGGGCGCTGCTAATGCGCTTACGGGAGCCATTGCAGGGATGCCAGGCCCCGTCAAGACCACTGTAGCGGCTTTGATTGTGCTGGCTGGTGCATCAGCAGCCGCAACGGTTGCGCTAGCAGCGGTAAACGCTGTTGTAAATCAAACTGGAGGATGGACGTTGCTTGCATCTAATGCAAAAAAAGCAGCAATTAGCATAGCTTCAATTGGTGGAACTGCGGCAGTTGTTGCAGGTGCTGCCGCTGCCTTTGCTGTATTTACTGGTGCAATAAAAGAAACGGATGAGGCGTCAAAAGCGTTGCTTCAAACTATGGTAGCGCTGGCGGCAACCGTTGGAACATTTAGAACATTGTCTACATTTAAGGTTCCGCCAATCCTTAGCGCTATATTGAGCCTTGGCGCTGGCATTGCGGCCTATGCTGGAATTGGGTCTCAAATCAAGGTAACGAATGATGATATAAAACAGTTAAGTGATGAAACAAAATTACTAGAAGAGGAGATCTCTGCACTACAATCACAAGTAGAAGAAAATAAAGAATTGGGTATCAATACTGAATTAGCAGAAAAACGCATTGATAAATTATCCACTAAGCTGCAAAGCTTGAAGGGTCCGCTAGAGATTAAGCTAGATTTGCAAAAAGCAGAAAGCCAGGTAGAAACCTTAAGAAATAAGATCAAGTCAAACTGGCAACTTGGGGGAGCACCAGCTTTTGGCGGTGCACCATCGAATGCAATAAAAGATCAGTCAATCCCGACGGTTTTTCCGCTAATTCTTCCTTCAATGCTGATGAAGGATTCTTCTGTTGTGCAAGGGCTGTCGTCAGTAATGCCAGCTATTTATAGCACAAAGACCGGAAGTGCAGAAGAACCGCTGCAGTTGGCTCAACTAGAAGCAGCAGAAAGGCTCCGTGATATATATAAAGAAATAGATCGCGGTGCTGTTAATGACATCATAGGAGAAGCAGCGAAAAGAGATGCTAAAGAGATTGAAAAGCTAAATAATCAAGTTGATGCGCTAAAACTAAAGGCAACCAAATTACCGTTAGGAGCAAAAACAGAACGAGCTGAAGTAGATAAAGAGCTTGGTAATTTACAGCAAAAAATTGAAGGATTCAAGGCAAGAATTAAAATATCAACTAATGCCGAAGAAATTATGCTTGCTCAAGCAACGGTTGAACGGCAACTACAAAATCCAAATCTTACCGCAGAAGAGCGTGAAAACCTAGAAAAAGCATTGCTTACCTTGATCAACGAAAAGCTTAAACTTCAAAAAGAAGAAATCTCAAATGCGGCTAAATTAAATAGCCTTGCCGCTGATTCCAAGGATCAATTGACAACGCAAGCAAGGTATTACGAAAAGCTAGTCGAAGGGACACGTAATGCAACAAATGAACAACTTGCTGCCGGAAAGATCACCAAATCACAAGCGGCGGAAAATATGCGCATTGTGCAGTTACAGCAACTAGAAGCCGAGAGGCTAATCAAGCTACGTGATATAGCAAATCGCCAAGCAAAAGGGGAGGACGTAAGTTCACTGCGATCACAGCTAAATGATATAAATGAGAAACGATTGCCGCTTATAGAGCAAGGCAGGCAGGCTGCGATTGAAAAAGAGCTGTCTCTTATTCAGGTGCAAAAAGCTGAATACACAGCTATATTGACAGCTCGATTGGCAGAAAAAGATATTACAACACAGCAGTATGAAAACGAACTTCGCTATCTTGAGCGCGTTGCACTGGAGAAAGAAAAGGGCTCAAAACAGCGCCAGCTTGCGCTAGTCGATCCAAAGACACAAGAAGGATTGGATCTGCGATCACAAATCGCTAATCTAGATAAAGCAATCGCTGAGAATAGGCTTGCTACTGCTAAAGCGGTGAGCGATAAGATCGCCGCCGAAGTTGATTCGTACTCTAGCTTACTTGACCTTTCCTCAAGGCGCCTTGACATAGAAAATCAAGGCAGGGATCAGTCAAAGAATAACTACGAACTTGAGATGCAATTTGTTCAAGCAATCACAGAGCAGGCACGTGCTAGGCAGGATTTGATCAGGTCTGAATTTGATCTACAATCCGCATCGCTAAATGCAAGTATTGCTGCGGCAGAATCTGAGCTATCTTCATTGCAAGGCAGGATGGAGGGAGCGCGATCTGGCAAGGAACGAAGGCAGATAGGAGAAGCTGTTGAGCGACAAGAAATAAGGATAGCTAACTTAAAAAATAAAGCAGCGGCAAACGCGGTCAGAGCAAAAGAAGCCGAGCTGGCAGGATTGCGTGATCAAGAATATCTTGAAGTGGCTTCACTTAATCTAAAGCAGCGCATGGCTTTGATTGATCAAGAATCAAGAGTTGCACAGTCAAGATTCTTAAATTATCAAGCTGCTATTGAACTAAGAAAAACGCTTGCAAAAGCCAAGGATCCAAGCCTAACAGAACAAGAAAGAAAAAACATGGAAGATATGGCTAAACTGCAAGAAGATGCGCTAAACCTTAGTGCTAAAGATGTTGATTTTCAGTATGCCAAGCTGCAAGCAATTAAGGAAATCAACAAGATTGAGCGCGATACGCTTGCGATGAATCAACAAACAAGACGCAATAATACATACGCTGAACTGCTATCACTAGGCGGTGCTCGTTTTGCTGGTGGTGATGTTGTGCCAAGTAAAAAATATATCATTAACGAATTAGGGACAGAAGGATTCTTGTCTGAATCTGGTCAGTTTAGCTGGATCAATCAACCGGCCAATTCGCTATGGAAACCGCCTTCTAGAGGTGTCGTGATTCCCGCTAACATATCTGAATACTTGGCTAGTGTTGGCGCCATTCCTGGCGGGGCTAATGGCCGCACTGGGAATAGATCAACGAGGCTAGATCAGGTTACCCATTCTATTGGCGCAACTGGCGGAGTTGTTGATAGTATTACGAGGCAATCTTTGGCAATGGGCAAATTACAAAAAAGCATTGATAAACTTGCGACCAAGGATTGGACCGTAAACGTTCCAGTTCCAAGTAATGCAAGATTGCTACGCACTATTGGAGGTTTCTGATGATTACGATCACTTATTCTGGTCTTACCGCGACCATTCCAGATAGGATAACAAGTCTTCCGTTTGGATTTAATGAATCCAATACAAGACGCGGGCGAACCGCTGAAACGCTATCAATAGATGGCTTTATGCTTAGGCAAGAAGCTTTGCCATTGATAGATCTATTCAAGGCCTGGAGAAATGCAAAGATTACGGAAGAAGATCCACAAAAAACAGGCGTTGTAGGCGCAACCGTTAGTGTGACCGGATCAGGATTAGGCTTTTCCTGGACCAATAAGGCGTGCTGGATTGATAAGGCACCTTCCATCCAATATGCCGGGATTTTTGTTAGGGTCACCTTTGGACTTGTTGATGCCAATCAAGCGCTGCAAGTGCTGCTGGAGGAGCGTGATGACGCGGATGAAGATGGTATCAACCTTGGAACAATTACACTTGGCACGGCTGTTATCAATCTGCTTAGCTATCCAAATACCTATGAAGAATTACCTTCAATTTCTCGTAATTCCGCCGGTATTCATGTGATAACAGGAAAACTAGCTTTACAAGAAGTCAAAGAGATTGAGGGATGGGTAAGTGAAACGAACAAAAATAATCTTGAAACATGGCTAACTACAACGGTTCCCGTAACACCAGCGCCTAACACATGGTATCCAGCAAGCTATCAAAAGCCATCCGTAAAGACAAGGTTTGGAAATACTACTTATGATGTAAACTTGAAAATCATTAGGATAGTCTGATGCCGATTGATGCCAGGGCAAGGGCATGGTGCAGCCTAGGCCCCCTATCCACTGAGCCAGTAACGCTATCGGAAACGCATCTGCAGGGCTCAGGAGGAGGAGTGATCAAGGTCACGGGCACAGTGAATCTTGCTGGTATCGTGCGCCCAACGCCAGGCGATGAAGTGTATTTTGCGGCAAGCGATGGTCAAAACTGGATTTGTAGATTACCGCGTAAATTGCGCGTCCTAAATAGCTTTGCCGATCCAATAAGAAACATCACTACCGTAGCCGTTGGGTGTAAGTTTGCATATCTTGAAAATCGCAAAATACCGCTTGTTTATCCTAATGTAATTGATGCCACGCCAGAAATGGAAGAGGCAGAAAGATTACGCAGAACCCAATCAATATCAGCCGCTTTTGTCGCCCAACATATATTAGATAAACTTGGATTAACCGCCGCTTCTTCAATTCCATTTACAAATTATAGAATCACTGACTGGTGGGATTTAAGCTCAGGATACGTGCAATCACTTGCAACAATAGCTGAGGCGGAATGTTACAGATGCAGGTTAAACGAAAATGAACAAGTTGAATTTATATCTTTAAGGCAAGAAATATCAACTGCGCCATTGCTTACAGAAAATCAAATCATAGACATAACACCACAAACCGTGGGTGAGTTACCGGCTGAACTTGTATACGCAAAATATCAAAGAACAAGACTCAAAACACCGCAAAATCAACCGCCCGATAGTGATACAGTTAGAAAGCGAAATTGGGAGTTGGATGAATCATGGAATGTTGAGCAATATATACACACGGGGCCAGACGGTATTGAAAAGGGATCATTTGTGTCTTCGCGCAAGAGTGAATCAGAATATGATGCATGGGATAGGCTTACCAGTCGAACAGAGACAACAATTGGACTAACTGGAACAACTATTGCGACAACATCGTACAAGTACGAAGCAGCACCGCCCAGTAAAAGCCCTAGCGGAGTTGTTTTAACTGATCCAAATCAAGACTATACGGTAGTCAAGGAAGAGTATTATACGCAAAAATCACCGCTAGCAGATATTGCCGGAGTATGTGGATTTGAGGGTTCGTTGTCTGAACTTCGATCACTGGGAACATTTACAAGCTCAAGAAGAGTTACCGAATTTGAGCGTGATAAAACATCAGGTATTACAAGGACTATTACTAGAAATTTCGTTCCATTTTCTAGCACGCCATTTGGATCTGATGCGATACAAAAAAGCGCGTTTGATTCTTCTATTGAAGAGTTGCTAGTTATAGCAAGCGGACTGACTGAATATGGCAGCGAAACCAATATCAGAACAGAGAGAGAATACGGATTGAGGCGTAGGCCGGGGCAACAGGAGCGCAATCGCAGCGCAGATCAACAAGAGCCGCCCACAGTTCAGTATACAAACTTTACGTGGGATACCGGATCCATAACGAGCCAAACACAGATAGAACTTTCCCCGCCCTATGTGTCGGATGACAGGCTAGTTAGAACTACAGTAAACGGAGTGACACAATGGCAGCTTGTGCTATCAGATGCGGCCCAGAAAGCACTTAGTTATGCTCGAACAGAAAATAGGCTGCTTCTTGGCAACAGGGCTGGCCCAGGTATTCAGCTCCGACTGATTGATGCACCATCTGCGCCATTTGATCTATTTTATATACGAATGAATGGCTGCACCGCTGCTTATCGGGTTAATGGCACAACGTGGACAATAAGTGATTCCGGCATTGTTGTGTCTATTGACGCTTTATTCTGGGGAGCAATTGATGGCAATATAAACAATGCTTGGTTTCCATTGCCGACCGGTGTTACATCTTTGCCAACACTGAATACAATTTCCACCAATGCCAATCCAAAGCCCGCTAATGCAATAGCGATTCCTCAAGGCTTTAATCCATTTAACGTTAATCTAAGCGCGTTGTTTGCGCTACTTCCTGTCAATCAACCTGCAGTACCAGCGGCAACGCTAAACCCATCTACTATTGTTAAGCCTTACACAGAAACCTTGCCTGTCTCATGCGGAATTAGTGTTGGGTTGACGTATGAGGCGATACTGCCCGATCTGCCTGCAACAACTGTTACGGGTGGTGTTACTGTTGGCGCAATGTATGTTTTTAGATATGAAGCCGCACGAATTACGGCTGGCGTTGAAGTTGGCGTAATGTTAGCGGGTGAAACAGCATCAACGCTGCTATTTTTGCTTCAAATGACCGGAAGCAATGGAAGCACTGTGTTTACTGATTTAAGCGCAAATGAGATACCTGTAACTGCCTATGGCAACGCGCAAATTAATAACAATGAGCTGCTATTAGACGGCAATGGTGATTATATTGTGGCAAACAGTTCTTTGCTGGCACTGCCGGGCGGAGAATCGGGAGCGTGGACAATTGAAGGGTTTGTTACTCCATTTACGGTCCCGTATGGCTGGGATGACTGGGTTGGTGTCTTATCGTTGTCTAGTGATGATATTGATTTTATCTCTCTTAGCATGATAAATGCCGAGTGGACCGTAGGCGAATATGGCTTTACTAATCCAACTGGAATAACAGCATCTGCCAACACAAAGGTTCACTTTGCTTTTGTCTTTAGCAACTACACATTCAAAACATTCATCAATGGATCAATGTATTCTTCTCTGCTAAACTACTTTGAAGAGTTTAATGGTGCAACAGCTAACAAACTGGCACTTGGGCGCGTTTTTGATGATGGTTCCGGCAGTTATGTTGATTTTAATGGTAAGATTGGACCGATAAGGATTACCAGTGAAGTGCTGTACACAGACAACTTCACTCCACCAACATCATTCCCCAATCCTTAAGCGGGAAAATTAACTAAAACAATCAATCATGGCATCCATTGCTCAATGCAGTCAATCCGAGTTAGGCAGAGTTTACGAATTATCCTATCAAGGGAAGCCAGCTAGATTATGCTTGGCTTTTGATACGGCTTTAACGATTAACTCAACAACAGCACAATGGGATGCTGTTGAATTAGCATCTGCCAATGGATATGCAAGGCAGTTGTTCACGCCAGCGGCTGGCAGTTATGATAGCGCCATAAATATGTTTAAGTCGCCTGATATTACACTGACATTCACAGCATCTGGCGCGGGTTTTTCCTATAATAGAGCTTACCTTGTGCTTGGCACTTTATCTGGGGGTGTTACAACATGGAACACCTACATCAGCTACCTAATTATTGAACCTGAAACAGTTGCGCTAGCACCTGGCGTTTCTAAGCCTTACGCAATAAACCTGTTGTCAAATGATATAACCGTCAGCCCATTATAATGACAACAAGAATTGGTATTGACTTGCCGCCTGATCTGCTTGAAGCTGCAAGGATCAGTCAAAGCATTAACAGAAACAGGCTTTTGAGCAGAGAAAGCAGAAACAAAACCAACGCACAAATTCAGCAGCGCATTAGCGTGCTGGATGATGGATTAGTTGAGCCATGGAAAAGTGCGGTACCTGAATACAAGCCTCCAGCGATAGCGCTACCTAAGGCAAAAAATGAATTTACATGGGCTGCAATAGAAGAGTATTTTGATCGCGCACTTGCATACGACTATGCTGCGCCATGTAGCGGCATCATTACAGGCACAAAGCAATACAGTTTTGATTATGCATTTGCGATAAAACAAAATAAACCAAAATACTTAAAGACTTTTAGGGATCAAGGAGAGGAAAGTCAAACGCGAGTAGAGTATCGTCGTTCGTATGATTACTCTGAGCAAGAAAGATTGTTTGATACTCAAAAAGGAACGATAGACACAAGATATGATGAGTTTAACTTTGCAAATCCTCCAACGCAACTTACTGTAGTCAAAGAAGATGACTTTATCTATCCAGGTTCGGGAACGCCAATAATAAAGATTGATTCCGATGAATCAAGGAGGTTAGGTTTTACAATTACACAACAGCTAAGTGGACTGCAGGATGAACAAACAGGAGAATATGTGTGGTGTTCAGACTGGAATCCTCCTCGATTCGTGAATCCAGCTTATGGCATTAATAATTTTCAGAGTTATAAACTGTCTGTATATTGCTCGATTCCTTCTCGCTATAAATTTTTATACGTTGTATGGAAAGAAACTGGAAGCGAATCGTTTACATTTAGCGGAATCAAAAGCAGTGAAAATCGGCGCGGGTTTGACGCAGATGGTTTTAGTTCCGGCCTTGACTACCGCAACAAAAGAATTTTGCATGTGCGGCAACTTGGGCCCTTCCCTGACGTGCCAATACTTGTGGGTGTAACTAAAATTCTTAACAGCGAGTTATACGGAGGATCGTACTATCCTCCGTATGACAATCTTCCTGTCTTCTCGGAAAGCCTTTTACCAGAAGATCTTCGTGGATTTATGACGGCGGTTTACAGAGTGTCACCTAGAAACGATAAAAGGAATCAAGTGTTTGTTGTGAATTTTTCCGCTAATACACATCTTGATGAGATTTTATTAAACGTGACAAGCACCAGCATTGTATCACTTCAAGAAAAGTTTTTAATTTTTGCTTCTAAAGAGAACTATGCAAACATCTGATCAATCGCGCTCCGAGCAAGCGACCGAAATGTCTGCCTTGATTGCGCTTGCGAATCGAGCCAAGCTAAAAAAAAGAGAGGACGAAAACCGCATTATTGCCGAAGCAGTAAGGCAAGCCAAGCTATAGCAATCG